ATCCTAAACCATGTATTGTTCCTTTTGGATTCTCATCTGTATATAAGTCAGAATGTTTATCTGATCCAGCAGGTTGACCTTTCTTTCTAGGTATTCTAGGTGCTTCATTTAAATAATCACCATAGTCATCTTTGTTCATAACTAGAAACATTTTTTCTGCAAGTAAATTACCAGCAACATAATCTGCTAAATAATGAAATCCTGCTTTTACTCTTCCCATACCACATTCTTTTGCAGCTTCTATAATACCTTCTTCATGCTTTGGAAACTTAGCAGATACATATAAACCAACTAACATTGATTGACACGCATGACCACTAGGATATGCAGGTGTATTACTAGTCGTACTAGACATTGGTTTAATAGATGGGTCAATTCTCTGTGGTCTAGCAACATTAAACATTTCTTTAAAATATTTTATTGTTGGTTTTGCTTGTTGAACAATATCTTCCATTTCATTATCATGAAATCCTAATCCATGTTTTTTACAATACATATCTATCGCATAGAAAGCATGTTCATCATGATCATTAATTGATTGTTCATCGTCTAAAGTTCTATTTGCAATAATAGTTTTTAACTTGTCTGCTTCTTTTTCTAAGTCTGCAGGTGGATTGGGTAATGTAATTCGTTCATATAATTTTTTTGGAAAAAAGTCAAACTCTTCAAAAACCTTAGGGTCTTCCATAATCTGTGGTACTGATCTTGCCTCAGATATTACAGCAAAGAAATCGCCAAGAGATTTAGTTGTTTCGATACGAAACATTTTATCTTTCTCTTTTTGTACTCTTTGTTTTTCTGCTTCTATCTGTTGAGATTTAATACTTTCCTCAGATACAAGTTGTATAAAGTTTTCTAACATCTTATCCTTTCATCAAATCTGTTACAGACTTGCCTGACCAAAACTTACAAGACCAATACTTTGCTTTCCATTTAGGACCTGGGTTATCACAACCATGTCTATCTCTGAAAGCTTTTCTTCTTGCTGGGTCGTCTCGTTTGATTGACATGTTAGGATCACCAAACTCAACTTTAACTACATTTCCTTTATCGTTTTTTACATAAACTTTTGTCTTCTTAATATCACCTTTCATGGGATTATTAAGTTTTACTTTTCTACCTTGATACTCAGCGTCTTCTTCTATTTCGCCCCATGAGTTTCTATTTGAATCAGTAAATTCTTTAAACTTTTCTGGTACACAATTAGGTACTTTTTTACCACCCTTGTCTTTCATACCTACTTGTTTATATCCTGTCCAACAAGCTTCTTTCTTTAATGCTTTACCAGACATAGAAGCAACTCTTGTCACTCCGTCTGATTTACTAAGATCAATTTTCTCTATCATAGTATCGTGGACTTCATTTAATTTCCACCACCAATTTTCACCATGGTCTAATTGATATGAATCTCTAGTATCTTCTGACTCAAACCATTCGGTAACCTGAGCCATTTCAACTTTTTTGTACTTCTTTTTATCCTTCGCTTCGCCAGGTGTAACATCTTTAGTATGTTTAGCATACTCGTTAGGATAACTAAATGATTCGCCTCTGACTTTATCTGCTAAATCTTTATCTGCTTTACCCCATGTTCCACTTGACTTAGTAATAAAAGAATTAACTCTAGCAAATGCCCATTGTTGTGGGGTAGTACCAGGTCTATGACCTGTCTTCCATGCAGCCATTCCTCTATCATAAACTTTCTTTAGAATAGAATATGGCATACCAGACTTATCTGCTTTCTTAATCAATCCCTCAATCTTTTCATTTAATTCATCGACAGATTCTTTACCAAACATTGCTTGATATTTTTTAGTATGTTTAGATGGTTTTGTTTTTCCGTCTGAATCACCAGGTGCTGGTTTGTAACTTTTGTCCATATCGTCATCTTTCTTTCCATATTTAGCAAAGTGTCTTGCCCTTGCTTGTTTTGTTGATTTAGATAGTTCGTCACCTTCAGCATCTTTAGCATAATATTTCGCAGGTTGTGTACCCTCTCTATCTTTAATGTCTGTATCTTGTTTTACTTCTCTAATTTGTTTTAATGCATTTTCAATAGGCACTTTTCTTTTTACTAATTTTTTTACAGTCGCTTTATCTTTAGTAGATAATTTTTTATATCTTCTATCTTGATCTTTACTTATAGTACCTATATCTCTATTAAATACAGTTGGATTAAAAGCACTAGAACCTTCTTCAATATCGTGTAACCAAGCTTTATGTACCTTGTTTGTTTCATCTGTAAATGCAACATAATTTGTACCTCTTAGAATAATTCTACCTGATACATCATTCGCTTCTACTATATCACCAATGTTCCATATCTTACCTGTTAGATATTGATCTCTTAAATGTTCATAGTCATTCATTTCACCCATGTCTTTTTCTTCACGAATGCCCATGTACTTTCTTACATCTCTATATAATTTTCTTGCATCTTTAAAACCTGATGGTACTCCACTTTCAAAGTCTTGTACTTTGCCATCAACTGCAGCTTGTCTCATCTTACTAGCAGACATACCTGATACATCTTCAGCATCGGGGTCTCTGTCTCCAGCAGATACTACTTTAATATTTTTAAAATTGTAGAACCCATGTTTTTTTCCTTTGACATTATTGTATGTTGTCAATAGTCTTTCAAACTCTTTTACTCTATCACTACCAACAACCATAGTTAATTCTGTATAACCTTGATCGTATAATGATACTGCAATATTCATAGCAGTAATTGCTTTCTTATCTGCAATTATATTTCTTGCATGTCTAGAAAACATTTTTCTCATGTACGCTATCTTTAACGAATGAGGTAATGGGTCTTTCTTTTGATTTTGTGAAAATGACGGAAATATTTTATAGTCATTACTACCTGCAACTGACTTTACTTTACTAATAAGTTTCTCATGACCAGTAGTTGGTGGATTGAATCTACCGAATGTAAATACAACTTCGCCTTTACCTGGTGCTTCGTAGAGACTAAATTTTTCCAATTTTATCATCTGCTTTATTTGCCTTTGCGGCTCTCGCCTTTTTAACTTTTATTAATTCATTTTTCTTAACTTTAACTAATGCTCTTTTAGCAATCTTATCAATTGCACCACCGTACTTAGATGCTACCTTTTGATCAATTTTGATTTTGGCCATAGGTGCTAACTTATTATAGTTTGGATAAAATTTATTAAGGATTTTTTTCTTTGCTAATTTTCTTGCTTTAATTGCAATCTTAGCTGGACTTGCTACTCTTAATTTTGCTCTTGCAACTTTATTTTTGAATGCCGAAGATTTTGCCAGACGTGCCATACGTCTACCCATTTTACGTCTCTGAACCATGTTCACGACTCTAACACCTTCTAGTGTTACTGCAAGTTCTTTAAAGGTAATCATCTTATCATTTATCCCATGCTTTTATCGCTGTAAAGTTATTGAAACTAAACTCCATACGATCTACTAATTTTACTGCATTACCAGACACCCTGTCAATAGCGACATAACCTTCGGGGTTAGTGACTTTAAACCCATCTTTTGTCTTAACAAATGTATCCGTTAACTGTTTAACATTATTTAGTTTTCTTACAATTTGCATCTTAGCATCAATTAAGTAGTTTTGAAACTTGGCAACTTGAGATAAATTGTTGACATGTTTCTTCATTTCTATTGAATATTGTTTTTGTATATTTTGATACTTCCCTTTTGCATTTGGTGTCTTTACTTTATCAATTTGTTTCTGTACATTATCCTCTACCCATTTAACGTACTCTTTTGCATGTTTATTTGGATTTGATATCTTCTCTCCTCTTCTTACTTTACTATTGTTATACGTCTTGTATGACGCTCCTACAAGGGCTCCTGTCATGCTTTCTTGAAGTTTAAGAAACTTCCTTAACATTGGACCATTAATAGATTGGAATGTTTTTCCTACATCTGAAAGAATTGTAGTAATTGAAGCAGTCTCTTTTTCAGTAAATGTTGATCTACCTGATACATCTTTATATGTTGCATCATCCATCCAAACCGAATTAGATTTAGTTAGTTTAGAAACGTCAGCACCAAAAGATGCTTTCATACTCTGTAATTCTTTTCCTTTATATGTTGTATGCCAGACTACACCAACTTTTGCTTTCTTTATTTGGGAGCCAAGATCAGAGTCAACATCAACAGCATATACGATAGTATTTGGTTGGAAAGTATAATACTTCTTGCCATCAATTTTATCTGTCGATACATCATCTGTAAACATAAGGTCACCTTGAAGTACACCTGTAATTCCAAGTTTTTTAAACTCTGCCAAAGCAATTTTAAATTTTGAGTTAAGAGCACCTGATAAGTCATTGTCGATCTCCTTGTTTGATTTGTATAATTTTGGACTAACATTAAATACAGATTTCTTGGCAACAAAAAACTTGCCATCTGCTGGATCAATCCCAGCGAATATCGCTGGTGCGCCATCCCATTTAACAGTCATATTAACAGAAGACCTAGCAGAACCTGCTAACATATCTCTTAAACTTCTTAAAAAGTTAAGTGATGCTCGTCCACCCTCAACACCAAAGTTTAGAATATGATCTTCTAAATGTTCTAAGTGTAAATTTTTAGTTGCAGCTTGTTCTAATAAAGTTTTCATTGTCCGTTTCCACCATTTCCGTTACCACCGTTTCCACCATTGCCATTTCCGTTTCCACCATTTCCGTTTCCATTACCATTACCATTGCCGTTACCATTTGTAGGTGCAGTACCACCAACGTCTGTATTCTTAGGAACAAAAATATAATTTCCTCTGTATCTTATTTTTTTAGCAACACATTGTTTTAACTTAGGATCATATTTTGTACCTGGTGGACATTTAGTTGATGCCATTAATTCGTTATATGTTTTCATTATCCTTTTGCCAATCCGTTGTATTTAACACTAAGAGAAAATTGTCCTAATTTTTTCTGACCAGCGTGACCTGATTTATTTGTTCTTATTGCCATATTCATTATTATACTATCTGCACCAGACTTTAATTGTATATGCCAATTTTGTTTAGATGTTTTACTAGGATATGCTTTTACAAAATCTACTTGAGGAATGAATACACCCAAAGCATCTTTGTCTGTTACTTCTTCATATCCTTTACCAACTGCTTTGATAACCATTGTAGGAACATCTGGTGCATCCCTTAAAATTTCTGTCTTAATATATTGTAAAGTATTTTTTTTATTCATGTTAAATAAATTAATAATTTCTGTTCTCATCATTTCAAGATATGAATTATAATCTGCTTCGTATTTTGCTTTACTCTTTCTATCATAGTCTCTTAAAACTTGTTGTGTTTTTCTATCTTTCATAAATTTATTTACTGGTGGCATACCTTTAATTTTGCCCCATACACTATTATACACTTTTCCATAGATGTTGGCAAGTTTTCTTTCTTGTTTAAATGTCTTGAATATTGGATTAACATAAGTGTTTAGTTGTGGTTCAGAAGTTTTTTTACCACCTGCTTTTAAACTAACACCTAAAATTGCTTTATCAACATATATGATGAACACATCACCAGGGTGTTTCTTTGGAACGCCAGCTGGTTTAGTTCTATATCCCCAATACGTTGATGTAATTTTTTTGTCTTTACCTTGATCTTTTAGGAATTGATGAATTGCAATTGCATTGTTCATCTTGTCTTCAAACTTACTTGAGGTATCTGCTTTGTTGATTGTTTCTTGAGCACTAACAACATCTTGAGCACCAACACATTTAAGTGATTTTAAATCAACATCCATTAAGAATTGATGAAATGATGCTGGGTCTTTTGGTTGATAGTTTTTTTCAAATGCAATACATGGAAAGAGTTCAGTCATGGAAGCATTTAAAGTTGTCTCTGCCATACCACCTGACTCAGGTTTAACAAAGATTCTAAATGGACGATCTTCGTAAGTACCGTCAATTGGGTCAACACTAGATTGTGCTGATCCTAATTTTGCATCTACTCCAGCTTGTCTTAAGTTTCTTAAGATTTCGTCTCTGTCCGTTTCTCTATCTTTAGAACGAACAATAATAACATCCCTCTTGGTAGAAGAAAGTTTTGCCGACTTTTCGTAATCTAATCCTCTGAAAATATCAATAGGAAGATTGTCTGCACTCTCGACAATCTCTTGTATCTTATCTACTTTAGACTCGTATATTGTTTGTCTTCTTCGTACCTGTTGTACGAACCTATTTACTGACATTCAATCGCTCCATTTTACATATGTTTTTACTAATAGTAGTATTTATGTATTGTAAATTCTAATGCATTTAGGTATTTCAAAGTGGCCAAATGTGGGTGTTTTATTTTGAAAGTCTCTCCACGATATCGCTTCTTCCTCTGTTTTGAAGTTTCTGCCTACATAATTGTTAAATTTAGAGTCAACTACTGCATAAGGATAGTTCTTATTATCCTTTTCAAATCTAAGTAAGAACCTCTTACGTTTTGATCTAAACTTTGAGTTTACCGAATTTCTCATACCTTGCTCCACTTTCTGATTTATCAAATACAGGAATGTTTTCTGCTTCCTGTCCATTATTGACTAGATCGTGTTGAGCATTCAACTCAACATCATATAACTTCATTTTAGATCGGTCAATTCCTAATACAAATCTTTTGTTAACAGTAGGATCATTGTACCTGTTCTTCAACTGTTTAACTGTGATTTGTCCTAACTCATCCATTTCTTCATTCGATACTAACGCAAACATAAAGTCAGCAGTCGCTGGTAATCCAAACGATTCTGCTGTATCTTCTAATCCGATATCACTAGATACGAATCCACTTCTTGTTGTTTGTGTTGCCGAAACAATCGGTAAGTTATTCTCTACTGCAAGTCCTCGCAATTCTTCTGCGATAGACTTAATCATTGTATAAGAATTTATATTTGATCCACCTTTAAATCTAGATGATGCACAGATATTTAGATAGTCAATAAAGATGATGTCTGCTTTGAAACTCTTCTTAATTGCTAGTTCTTGTATCAATGCTCTAAAATGATTTGTATGTGCTGATGCGGTTGGGTATTCTTTTATGATAAGTCTGCCTTTAGTCTTGTTGGCAATTCTTTCCATTTTATCTTCGTACATTTTTTTTGGTAAGTCATGTAAATCTTCCATAGAAATATTCATAAGGTTTGCATCTATTCTTTCTGCGATACGTTCCTCTGCCATTTCCATTGTAATATAAAGAACACTACGTCCTTGATTTAAACAGTTTGCAGCCATGTGACACATGAACAAAGATTTACCAACCCCTGTACCTGCCAATGCAATGTTTAGTGTTTTTTGTGGTAGTCCACCTTTAGTAATCTTGTTAAAGAAATCTAAATCAAATGGAATACGTTTTTCTGTTTTGTGATAAAAATCAAATCTTTCTTCTGCATCTGTTAGATAATCATGTCCAACTCTATTGTCAAAAGATACTGCAAGAGCATTCGTTAATAGACTAGGTAATGCATCTGGCTTTCTATTTTTATCTCTTCCCTCAATAATAGATATACCGTCAACTACTGCGTTATAAACTGCTTTGTCTTTACAAAATGTTTCAGTAGTATCTAACAACCATTGACTATCAACATCGTCTGTCGATAACGTTGTTACTAATTCTGATATATCTTTAAACTGCTGTTCGTTTAAATCTTTCCTAGTACCAAGTTCAACTTGTAATGATGTTTTTGTTGGCAACTTGCTATACTTCATAGCAAATTTGCTTATCTCATCAAATACAATCTTTTCGTTATTGTCTTGAAAATAATCTGGCTTTAGAAATGGTAGTACTTTTCTTGCGTACTCATCATTACATATCAGATTTGCTAGTATTGTCCGTTCTATATTTTTCATCCATTACTTCCATTAATATATCACCAATCAATTTAAAAAATTTATCATCAAATTGATCTCTTGGTATTGCATTGTTTTCAACTATATCATATTCAAACTGCATTGTCAACATATTATCTTTCTCAATTGGTGTGACTTTACCATACTTGTACACAACACCTGCAAACTTGCCTTCATTGATTCCTATACAAGTTTGTTCGGGGTACTTTGCAGTTTCTATATAACTAAATTTTGTCATTCTTAAATGTCGCCAACGTAATGTAAATAACTTCCTATCATATACTTCGGTTTGTCTTTTGGTTTTAACCCAGCATGTAAGTGTGTCCACATAGGCGGAAACATTAACATGTCACCTTTCTTGCATTTAGCATGAAAGTTTAATTTTGGAAATACGGTACCACCTTCTTCATTATCATCTAGATAAACAAAGAAAACCATAAATCTTGTACAGTTTTTATTATCACCTACATCCACATGAGGTCCAAACTCATCATGATCATTAGGTAAATATTTTTTTAATCTAAGGTCTTCCAATGCATATTTCATTGGCCATTCGTTTGTGATACCCACAGAAGATGCATACTTCTTAGCATGTTCAACATATATTTGTACAAGTTCAGCTTGTTCTTTTTCCCAACCTGCTTCTCTAAGATTTAGTTGTGTGAAATTCATACGTCCAGCACCATGTCTTTGTTTGTCTTTGTCAAGAGAGTCCTCATACTTTTTAACTAACCTATCGCATAGTTCTTCACTAAACGCTTTGGGAAATACTCTTATTAGATTATCTTTTTCCATTATTCACTTTCCTCTTCATTTCCATACATAAATTCTTTCTTTGCAGCGATGTCTAGTTTTTCTAGAACCTCTTCTGTAAAGTATGTTTCGGGGTTATCATTAATTGTTTTACCAAAAAATTTCTTGCCATCTGGTAGTTCGTATTTTGTAGATACTTTCTTGAAGATATTATATTTCTCTGCAAGTGATAATAGACCATAGTATCTGTCAAGACCTTTATCGTATGTAAGTCTAACTTCACACATAGAGTTTTCTTTTGTCAATCTAGATTTCTGATTCTTAATCTTTATAATATTACCTACGACCTCTGTTCCGTCTTTTTCTTTTTTCTTAGAAAGATATACAATAGAAGAAGCTGCATATTTTAATCCACTTCCACCACCCATTTCTTTCATAGGTATATACGATCCAACTACATCATAAGTATGATTAGTAACAACCATTGGTACTTTTGCTTTACCAAGTTTTAATGTTAATACTCTAAATGCAGCTTTCAAGACTTGAGCTCTTGTCATGTCTCTAGTCTCTTTACCCTCAGCAGTATCTTCTACTTCTTTTGTAGTTGATAACATACCAAGAGAATCTAAACACATAAACATTGGTTTACGATTTGCCTCTGGTGTTTGTTGATATGTTTCTAAAACTTTTAATGCTTGAGTTCTAAATTCTTGTACAGTTGCAACTGGCATTATAACCATTCTCTTAGAATCAATTCCTCTAGTTTCTACCATATTTTTAGTAATCGCACTTTCTGATTCAAAAAATATAACACCACCCTCTGGGTTCTGATCTAAGAAATGTTTACACATTCCCATTAAGAAAAATGTTTTACCTGTTGCAGATTCACCTGCCAATGCAGTAATTTTATTACCTGCCAATCCACCATGAATAGAACCTGATAAGATTGCATTCATCATGTAACTTCCTGTATCGATAAAGTTCTCTACATCACCAGACTCGACACCATCTGATACTAGATTAGCATATTCATTGCCCGTACTCTTAATTATATCTTTTAAAAAATCACTCATTATTATCTCCAAATAGAACCTTGTTTAAATTGGGTTCTTTATAGTTTTCACCTTTCATTACTTTTCCACTAGGGCCTTTTACTGGTTTGCCGTCTTTACCCATCTTGCTCATGTTAGAAGTGTGTACTTCTTTAAAACATTTATCAAGATCGATGCCCATTGCATGTCCAGCTCCATAGGTGACGTATAGGATATCTGTCAATGCATCTGCTATCTCTACCAGATCAAACTTATTTATTGCTGTAATAAGTTCGGTAAATTCTTCCTTAATTAATTCAGTTCTTAATTCTGCTAATTCAAATGTTGGTAATTGTGGCGTAGTTAAAACTTCTTGATCATACGCTTTCATAAACTTTTCTACTTTTTTAAAGTTGCTCATTTTACTGCTACTGCTCCTACAAACATATGATTACGCCAGAATGGTTGTACATCTTTGAAACCTGCATCATACATGTATTGTTCTATTTGTTTCCAAGTATTAGGTTTCATAATATTTCTTAACACTTGTTCTTTGTCCATAATATCTTCGGTAGTAAAATACTTTCGTTTGTAATCATAGAAGTTAAAAGTAATCATTTCTTGAAACTTAGCATTCTCACATATAGTTTTTTCTGCAAAGACAAACGCACCACCTTCATTTAAACCATCATAAATCTTTTTAATCATTGGTGCTCTATCTTTCATTGACATAAACTGTAAAGTAAATATTGAAGTAATTAATGATGCATTAGACATTGTAGAGTCTCTTACATCTTCATGTAGGAATTGAATTTTTTGTTTAGGATATTCTTGTTTTAAAAGATTACCTCTATGTTTCATATCACCAACAAATCCGTCAGCAACTTCTATACCGTGGTAATATACATCTTCAATATCCTTATTCTTTTTAATTAATGCTTCTGTTAGTTTACCTGTTGAACAACCAACATCATAAACGTTGGTATGACTTTCAATAAAGTATCTAGACAATGAAACTACATCGGTTAGTAAATCTTGATACCCACGAATACTTTTATCTATGTGATTATCAAAACCTTCTTCTCTATGTGCAAAAGTAAAATCAGCCATTACATCCTCTCTTTATTTTTAAATTTATGTCCATACTTCTTACTCTTTCTAATTCCCATATAAAATTCACCTGCTTCATAATCCCACTTCTTGCCATGATGTCCTCTTATATCTGCCCATTTCATTCTTAGTTTAACTATAAATTTTCTTACTACTCTGATCATAATTTTGTTTTATACCTATACATAACTAAACACACAAAGAGTATTATTAAAAACTCTATCATATATTTTTTAAAACTTTTTTATACATCGAGTCTGCAAGATGAGCCATCATTAAACTAGGAACCATACGACCACAACGTTCACTTTTTTGTGACCACTTCCCTGTCAATTTAAAATCATCAGGTAATGATGTCACTCTTTTTAATTCACCCAAAGTAAATTTTCTATCATCATTCCAATGACAAACACCAGCAGTTTTTTCTGTTGCACCCATTGCTGTAATAGTAGGACTTGGTTGAAATTCTGAAGCAATCTTAAGATTGAAATGCCATCCTTTAGGATGATAATCTGTTCCTGTAATAACCTTTGCTGGATTTCTTGGCATCAATGTACACGTTTGTTTATAGTATGCTGTTTCTTTCCATTTAGTAGTAAGCATTTCAAGTTCTTCTTGATCATACTCTAATCCGTCAAATGCACCCTGTAAAGTTGTTATTGTATTGTTTGGTGTAGGAAACAAAGATGATAATGTCATAAAGTTTAAACCAACTTGATCCATAATATCGTCTCTTACTCCCATGAAGAAAACTCTACGTCTTCTTTGTGGAACACCAAATAGAGAACAATCATGTACTTTTGCAACTACTTGATATCCAATGTCCTCAAATGTATTTTGTATTTTGTTGAAGTATTGTTTTGCTTCTCCAACTGTTAGACCTTCAACGTTCTCTGCAATAATAGTTTTTGGTCTGATAACATTAGCAACTCTTAAAAACTCAAAGAATAAATCTTCAATGTTAGTTACTGTTTTGCCATCTGAATATTGTTTAGTTTTTCCAAACCCATCACTATGTACAGTTCCCTCTCTTGCAAGAGTACCACACATACTAAATGCTGAACAAGGTGGACTACCATCTAATAAATCTAGTTCGCCTTCTTTTAAACCTGTAAGTTTTAGAAAGTCTTCTCCTTTTAAATCTTTTATATCACCATCAAGTATAGGTGTGTTTGGATAATTATCTCTGTAAGTATTTCTTGCCTCTTCAACAAATTCATTGATTGCAAGTATCTTACCACCAGCAAGTCTGTAACCTGTTGATGATCCACCACCACCAGCGAAAGTAGATATTACTCTAAATTTTTCTAATGCTTCTCCAGCATAAACGTCTTTCATTAGATATGGTTTGTACTTCATAATATAAATGCCTCCAAGTTTGCAGGTACAGTTTGTTTTTGTTTCGGCCAATCTCTTACTAAATCCATTACTCTTGTTCTACCTTTGTAATTAATTTCAGTATTATTTAGCAGTCTTTCAAATAGTAAGTTGACACCAGAATCTAATTGTAAGTTTAAATGTTTCTTAACATCTTTACCAATATTAAAAGCAGTTCTAACATGATGCTTTTGATAAGGTTGATTTAATTGATACCAATCCATACTATAAAAATAATCTTTCACTTCCTTTGTTAGATAAGGTGTAACAAAAACTTTATTATACTTATCTGCAATTTTTTTGTGCCAGTTGTATCCAGCAGTATTCTCGGGCAAGAAATAGTTATCTCTAAATTCATCAAACTTTTCTTTTGTATGTTTGTAATGGATATTTGCTTTTTTACTCACTCCATAATAACCATCTGCAGCCCAACCAGATAGAACATACGTTTCTGCAATCTTTGGGTAGACGTACATAAAAGGATACACACATTCATAATGAGTTTTCTTTACACATCCTAAGTTTACTAGTTTGTAAAAGTCTTCCTCTAGTTTGCTCGTATCAATTACAGTTCCAACGAATCCCCAGCCGTTTTTAATTGCAATCTCTTTAGCCTTATTATAATCATAACTGACCTGATTGTCAAGGCAAAAAGAGTATGCATTGATCTTTTTTCCACACTCTTGAGCTGCTAAACCTACTGATATACTGTCAATTCCACCAGATAATAATACTGCAACATAATCATCTTTTACAGTTTTATCTATATGTTCAACTAGCAGTTTATCTATCATACAAAGAAATCCTCTAGGTTTCCAGCAGTACCATATGATCTATCAACATTCCAATTGATTTTTTCAATGATATAGTTTAGTGGTTCAACAAAAGACTTTTCGAATTGTAGTTCATAGTCAATTGCAAAGTTTAATTGTTTTGGAAGTTTTGTCATAAATGCAATAGAAGAAGATTGATATATGTTTGGTAATTTCATATAAAGAAACTTAATTTTATCACCTTCTTGAATATAAGGATAACGACTTTGTAATTTATTCTTTTCTATTAAATGATTGTAAAGTATTGCACCCTTAACATGTATAGGGGCACCTTTCTTAAATAGTGAATGTGATTCTGTCCATTTAGATAAACCATTTACACTTCTAGGATACGCAACTAGTTCAGGTGGTAAGTTCATAAACTCTTCTCTAAACGTTTGTATAAATGTGTTCATTTCTTTTTCAGTACCAGACATTAAAATATGTAATGCTTCCTTGATCTTATCTCTACATGCAGCTGGTGTGGATGATTTAACTGCCTCAATCCCCATAATCTTAAGTTCAGGTTCTTTGTATCGAACACCTTCAACATCCCACGCATTTAGAATATATCTTTTCTTTGCTGTCCATATACCTTTGTCTGCGATAACTTCTCGTTTCATCTGCATCTTTTGATCATATGCATTTAAATACTCTGCAAGTTCTTTGTATGATGTATCAATAAAAGGTTCAATCTTTTCTTTTGCAATTGTATCAAGAAAGTCCACAGGGTTTTTTGGTTGAAACTTTTCTACCAATGTATCGAATGTAATGTAAACTGAATCTGTATCAGAAGCAATTACATAATCTTTATCTTTTGTTTTAAGCAAATCATTCATAAATTCATTAATCTTTTTTTCAATCCAACGAATAGATAACTGACCAGAAGAAGTGATTGCCTCTGCCATTGTGTTTGAATAATATCTAAACCAATTGTTTCCAATCGCACCATAAGCTGAGTTAAGAGATATCTTTTTTGCCATTTGAATATTATCAAACTTTGATATCTGTTTAACAAATTTTGGGTCTTTTGTATTTACATATTGTTGTTTTGCATCCAACATATAACGTTTGTATTTTACACGATCATTATACATGGTCTGCATAATCTCTGGTAGGAATCCTTGTTTCTTTGTATTGAATAATGCACCATTAGGAGTCATCGTTACGTTATCACCAAGTGGTGATGTATCAACTTCTTGGTTTAAAAGTTTATCAATTGTCATACCAGGTACCGTTTGTTCAGACTTCATTGTTTCTGGTGATATATTATATTGCATAATTAAGTGTGGATACAAAGAGTTTAAGTCAAAAGATAATACCCATTTGTGCATACCGACTTGAGGGTCTTTAACATATGCACCCATATACTTACTATCTTTAGATGATGATTTTTTCTGTGGTATAACAACACCTTTACTCATTAAGTAATTGTGTATTAGAATATCCCAATACTTAACCGAACCAAGAACATCTGTATAATTTACTTTGGCTTCATATGCCATAGTTAAACATAGTTCAATTAGTTTCATCTTGTCTTCTAATGCATCAACAATTTCTACATCTTTAATATTGTAATCGATGAATGATTGATAATCGTTTGTGTACCAATCTCTAAATGTATCGTGTGGGTTTTCATCTTTTTTTACACCAAGTTCAACACTAGCAATATGATCTAGTCTATAACTTTCTTGATTGGTGTATGTAAATTTTCTATAAAGGTCAAAGTAATCTAAAGCTGCAATACCTTGAATGTCATATACCATTTGAGTTCTACCCATTTGATATACATCTTTTGAATGTACAGATTTCCAAGGTGATAATCTTTTAGCATCATCTTCGCCTAAGACCTTTTTAATTCTATTAACTAGATATGGAATATCAAAAAACTCTGTATTCCAACCAGTAATAATATCGGGGTAATTAGAACACCAGAAGTTTAGAAAATCGTATAGTAAATCTTTTTCACTATTACATTTGATATAAGTTACATCTTTTCTGTTTGTTTTATATTCGTGTAAACCAAATACAATAATCTCTTTGTTTGATTGATTTTTTAATGTAATTGATAGCATTTCTTCTTCTGCTACATCGGGGTTAGGAAACCCATTCTCACAAGCGACTTCTATATCGATTGTAGTAATTAGAATTTGATCTTTGTCAAAGTCTGTATTGTATTCTTCATTTAAAAATGAATATTGAAATTGTGTATTACCATATACTAAGTGTGGTTGATTTTTATATGCTTCAACCCACTCTTTGGCTTCTTTGATTGTTTGATGTTTTACTGGTGTAACGTATTTTCCGTCTAGCGTTTGAAACTTAGTCTCACGCATAACAGGGCAATAGAGAGTTGGCGAGTACTTAATTTTTCTAGCAACTCGTTCTCCATTGACTACCTCACGCAAGAGTAATGAATTACCCCACGGCACAATGTTCGTATAAAACCTCATAATATAACCTTCAATGTATTAATGTTTACTTCGCTTCTTTAATGTTCTTACCAATATTATACTTAGTTTTCAATTCCCAATCTTTTTTATCTTTAAACGAAATGATTTTAATCTGACTTAATGGTGACATGTTTTCTTGATCACCACTAGGAATAGTTACAAGACCCCAATCTTTTAAAAGATTAGCGATTCTGTTTCTACGACCAATATCGTTTTCTGTTAGATTTGTTTCTTTACCATCCAAAGCAAATAGTTCTTTAAAGTGTACAATATAGTACTTGCCTTGTTTGTGTAGGATATGACAACTTTGATATAAGATTTTTTCTTTTCTAGATGCGACACCAATACGAGAAAGAGTTTCTCTGACTTTTAAAAAGTCATCTGGTTCTTTCAATATCACTTCGAGCATTTGCTCTTTAGTCCAATTAATGTTTTCCATGCTTACCACCCTTATTCAATCTTTCTTTAATTCTTATAATTTGTTCATTACTTAGTATGCCAAGAGCAGATTTGGCTTTCTCATTACTGTAACCATAATACTCTTTTACTACTTCTAAGTCTTTTTGTTTGCTTGCTTTCATAAATGGTGCAAACCTTTTTCGACTTCTAATGCTATTTAGTAAAAAATCATATTGTAGTTTATTGTCAATGTGATGCATACGATTCATTTCATTAACCAGTGATACAGTATCGCTAAAGGGCGCTAGACATTTATTTACTATATACGCTGGATATTTTTTTTCCCACATAGGATCATCACCATCCATTAAATTAGTTTTTGTGTGGTTAATAGAATTTAAATATTCTTTCAATTCATACATAATTATACTTTCTTTGTTTTAAACACCACGCATGTTCTTAACATAAAACACTTCTTGCTTACTGGCATTGCTTGATGATGGTTCTTAGCAGTAAATCCAATTAGTCTATTGCCTTTGTAATTAAGTAAAGTACCTTTTACTAGATCATCATCATAAACTGTTGTTCCACCACCATAATTGATATTCCAATCCATATTAGGATAGTAAATATATGTTATCTCGCCATCGTCTTGATGAATAGATGGTTCTACACCTGGTGTATGTGCGTTAAAATATGCTCTAATGATTTTTGTTTTAGGAACATCTGGCAAGTTTTCGATACCTTCCCATAAAGGAATAAGATAATCAAAACCATTTGCTGTCATTTCTTCTATATCATGACCTGCCAATGTATGCCAATGTCTATCTGGTTCGTTCTTGTTTGCTTTATAATGCCAATGCCAATTAAAGTCTGTATTGTGTACAGACCCATCAATCAATTGTGCAAGATGATGTTCTAAAAAATTATCTTTACAGATTATCATTTGAATTTCACCTGACTCATGATTTCTGTCATACACGCAAGCATATTAATTTCTTGATCTGCTACGAATGCTGACTTGTATTGATAGTCTGATAAGATGACCACAGCGTGTGGTATTGTACTTGGGTCTACATTGTCATAAAGACTATCATAGATCGTTCTATACACCCTGCTAGGATCGTTATCTAGATTATTTACAATCCATTTACGAACATTGGTAAATTCTTTCTTCTTAAGATGAGATACCAACTCTTTAATATTTGCACTTCCAATATCTAAAAGAATACCAGCATCTATTTGACCAGATACAGAATACCTTTGTAGTTCATTTAAAGTTCTTCGCCAATCGGGAAAATATGAATTGATTAATTCAGCAACAGCTTTAGGTTCAAACTTAATTTTTTCATCGGCAAGAATAGTTTGCGTTCTTTTAAAGAAAGCTTCTGCAAGTTTAATACGTTCACCATTCTTGATTTGGAAATCAATATTAGAACATCTTGATTGTAAAGGTTCTATTAATCTGTTTTTGTAATTACATGTAAGAATGAATCCACAGTTCTTATGAAACTCTTCCATGAAACCACGCAACGCAGGTTGAGTAGATTGAGGATTTAGATAATCTGCCTCATCTAGAATAATGTACTTACGTCCACCTTCTAATGAAACAGTTGATGCAAAGTTTTTAATCTTAGTTCTTAATACATCAATACCAGATTCTTCTGATCCATTTATAATCATCCATGTACTACCGATCTGTTCCACCATTGCTTTTGCAATAGTAGTTTTGCCAGTTCCAGCACTACCAGATAATATTAAATTTGGAATGTGACCTGTGTCAACAAACTCTTGAAATGTGTTTTTTAGTTTGGACGGAAGAATACAATCTTCTACTTTAGATGGTCGATACTTTTCGACCCATAAAAATGTTTCCATTATTAAACCTCAAATTTTGATTCAGGTTCTAATGCAATCCAATACTCCACTTTATTAGTTCTTGATTTGAAGTGACTAATATTTTTTGAAGAAACAGATACATCATAAGTACCAGGTAATAATTTAAGGTTCTCTACTTTATAGAAAAACTCAAAAGACTTAGCACTATCTTGAGTAACAACATCTACTGAATAATCATTTGCAGTATCATTTTTCTTATCTGATACTTTCATAGTTGTCTTGCCACCTTTTTTCTGTAAACACAAATCAGGTGCTTGTATTACAGACGCAGCTCGTTTCAATTGATTTAGTGTATCACTAGTCAATTCAAAAGTAACATCCGTTGATGGCATAGTAATCATCTTACTAGGACTTGTCACAACCGATGGGTCTGAATAGAAGTACTTAAGTTTTGTACCTTTACTTGTCTCTTCTTTGATTGTTAAAAATTGATCTTGAAAATCAATCACAGGTGCTTTAAATAAACTTGTACTAGACAGAAATTCATTCAAATCATATATTGCAAATTGTTGAGGAAATACTTCTTCAACATCTGCTTTGGCAACAATGTTTTTCATTGCTGACATTGTAGTAAGTGTGCTACCTTCTTTAACCAATAGATTAGGATTGATTGTAGAAAAGTTTTTTAGTACATTTACTGTATTATCATTTAGTTTCATTTTTTCACTTTCTCCATATTGTTATCATTACTTGATATTAACAAAACGATATAATGTATTGCTTTAAATAAATCCATTCTGTTTTTACCATTCTTCTTACCATACCTTGCAAGATATTTTATTGCATTGGCCTGACAAAAATCTTCTGCTATTCCAAGATGCCTTAGCATATCTTGTACTTGAAACCCATCTTTATCTACACTATAATGTTCTTTATAAGTTACATCAATATAGTTTTTGATTTGTTCAAGAATTTGTTCTTCATTATATTTCATATTAAAACTTCACCCCCCACAACCTAAACTCTTTTAGTCTCATTAAATTTAAAGTTGCATACGCTGGAATGATTAACATCACACCTGACTCTGCTGGAACACTATCATAAATTTTAGGATATAGATCATGTCCGTATCCAAAGTTTTCAGCAGAACCCCAAGTAACATTCATGTCACCGATGTTATCTAGAAACAAAACAACCTTTAATTGATCATTACTTGCATCATAACCCTCGTCACTAGGATTTGTAATAGTAATCATCTTTTCAAGATCGTATGCTTTTTTCAAATATGTTTTTGAAACTTTTTGTAGAATAGCATCTAATGCGTCTTCATCAGGTGTATTCTTAATTTCTTCAGCAATCTCATTTGGAAATTCAACACGCATAATAGGACACATGGTTTGATTCCTCATTTCGATTTTCAAACCTTTATTAGTTTCTTGTTGTTCTTTTTCTAGAGATTGTGTTTGTTCTTGTAGTTTTTCATCAATTACTTTTGCCTCTTTATTAAAATCTTCGTCAGGCGTAATCTGATTTCCTATTTGGTCAAATGCTTTCATAATTTATTTCCTTACTGTTAGTAGCAATCTATCATAAACTAGGGGCTGTTGTCAACCCCTAATTTACTTTTATGATATATTACTTTATAGTGATTGTTTTGAGTTTATCTTTCTCTGGTACAACCTTTTCCATTGACACTTTCAATAGACCATCTTTAAGTTCAGCACCAGTGACTTTTACATCATCAGCGATTGTCCAAACTTTCTTGAATGATCTCTTTGAAATACCTTTATGCAGTACACCATTATTATCTTCGACCTCTTTAGTGTCTTTGTCTTTAATAGACTCGATAGTAAGTTTACCTGCTTCTACTTCCACTTTAATATCTTTCTTAGAGAACCCTGCTAGGGCAACTTCGATATCAAACTTATTTTTATCAGTTTGAATGATATTGTATGGTGGGTAGTTTACTTGATTTATAAATTGATTGTCTGCATCAAACATTTTATCGAATTGAGAAAAAACGTCATCAAATCCAATTGATACTGGTTGCAGTTGTTGAAATATGCTTAGTCTGGTCATTATATGTACCTCCTTATTTTAAGCAAAGTTTAAATTTGATACCTCTAATGAGCGTATCATACTTATTTATATGGGGATTAAACTTCAAAAGTCAACCCCCATAAAAATTTTACTTAAATGTTTGTATCAGTTTCGTCTTCTGATACTTCATCTTGTTCGATCTCTGATTGATCATCCGTACTGATTTTTGAAACATCAACTCCAGCATCAATCTTAGTGTAAAGATTTAAGAATGATTCTTTTGTATCATCGTCAAATCTATTCACACACAACTCAACGGCTTTCATTTTTTCACCGAAGATTGAAAATGCTTTTGCAATGTGATCAAGTCTTCTTGTTGAGATAATCTCATCGACTCCACCTTCATAGAAAGTTTTTCTAATGACTTCTGCCCAAGTACATAAGTTGGCGGCAAACTTCTTATCCATTTTGCCATACTTATCCATAGAATTAATAACAATCTTTTCTTCTACTTTTTTCGCAGCATAAGGTTGTTCGATTGTTACGGCAAATCTTTCTAGAAATGCTTCGTTAAGAATGTTAGTTCCGATAAATCTACCGTCTTCTGAACCTTTACCTTTGGTATTGGCAGTAGCGATAACATTGAAACCGTTCTTTGGTGTAATCCATTTATTTACTTTTTTAAGATAAACACCTTTACCTTCTAAGATAGGTTGTAAACACATTAACTTGTTTGAACCTAGGTCACACTCATCAAGCAACAAAGTACATCCCTTATCCATAGCTTCAATAACAGGGCCAGGAACAAATTTAGTTTCACCAGATACTAATCTGAATCCACCAAGAAGATCGTCTTCATCCGTTTCAATTGTAATGTTAACTCTGATTAACTCTTTCTTAAGTTCGGCATGTAATTGTTCGACCATTAAAGTCTTACCGTTACCAGATAGACCTGTAATGAATACAGGATAGAACATGTTAGATTTAATAACTTGTTTCATCGTTTGATAATGACCCCAAGGTACAAATCCTTTAAACTTACTAGGAATAAGATTTTCTTTTTCCATGTGAGTAGCGAACAAGTTCACTTCCATTGATTCAGGTATTGATTTTGGAACATTAACCGTTTCTGTTTTAGAAACTAGTTTTCCAACAGACACCTCACCTTCAATAGGTAATTTGTATTGTCCATGTCCAACTTTATATTCGGGTTTCTTTAACCAACTAGGATTAGAATATCCGTTCTTGGTTGCAAAGTTATTAATGTCTGATCTAGAAAGAATGGCACCTTGTCCATACTTTTTTGATATCGCATCAATAAATGACTCTTTATTATTGTTCAATGATTTCATAATATATCCTCTCGATTGTTGTTTTCTCATCATTAGTATATAATAACACGATTCATGCGTTATTGTCAACCCCTAAAAAGGCGGGGCCCCTCATTATTCTAGGCAACTAACCCTATGAATTTGTTGAGTAATTGTCTATTAACAGTTTTTGCATTCATAGATTTTGCAAAAGCACTCTTAATTGACCCTACTTTTGCACCAGGTTTGATTGTCAATTCCTCTGATTCGGTTGAATTGCCACCTGATGGTAGGATGTAATACTCATCATATCCTTGAGTCTTACAAACAGCTACTCTGTTTTTTCTTAATTCTTTTTGAATTTCAACAACTTTCTTTTTATCTGAATAGCTAGACAGTTTAAACTTCTCTTCAATAGTTCTAAGAGTAACTCTTCCAGCTCTGCCTGATCCAGCAATAAAGAATCCTGTAATAGTCAATGATGGTTTGATCTTTTTAACTAGTGTCAGTAATGATTCTGTCATTTCACTTCTATAACCGTCTGTAACTACAATAGACTTGCCAGACTCTTTGTGAGTAACATGAGTCTCTTTATTCCAAGGTTGGAAACTGTCTCTAGTTATATTTCCTTGACTATCTGATCTAAATGCGTCACTAAGAGAATGACTATCACCATCAGTTAAAATTACAATATTTGATTTTTGTACTTTGTATTTTTCAACAAATGTTTTTTCAATTTGAGGAATTGTAAGGATTGAATGATTTAATGGTGTTCCACCAAGATTGTAAGCAGTAGGAACATAAAGAGGATCACCGTCATATTCGTTTGTTCCATTCCCTCTTCTATCTACCCAATAGTAAGAAAATCCTAAAAGATATTTCATCATTGTCATAGTTTGATCTTTAGTCATATTAGAATTAAAGTATTCTAACAATCTTGTATTGTCAATATTCATATCATTATGAATCATTTCTTGAGATAGTTCTTCAACAGGGGTTTCACCATATCTACCATAATCACCTTGTACTCTACCATACTGATCTGAAAATGCAAATACTTGATATGGAATTTTAGTTCTTTGACAAAACCAAATAAGATTGAATAACTGTTTTACGGTATCTCTCATATTGTAGGCCATTGAACCAGACCAATCTAAGTACATAATCATTCCATGATTAGTTGCACCAGGTATAGTTGTCATTTTTGCAAACAGATCATCATTGTATTTGTAAGTATGAATCTTGTTCATATCTAACATACCAGTTTTTGAAGTAGTAGCTCTCTTGTACATATCAGCAGATTTTTTCATTTCAAACTCTTTGACCATGTATTGAACAACTTTTTTATTGTCATTAAATAGTTTAATGATTTCAGCATCTAACCATTTTTTAAATGCGTCTTCAGCATAGTGATTAGTTTTATTTGTCCAATATCTCTCACCAGACAATTCTTGCATAATTTGTTTTGTTGGAATAATCAATTTAGTCAAATCAAATTTACTAGGTATATTAACATAATCTCTGTCTCTAGCATTATCGTCAATTTGATTTAAGAAACTTCCATTCTCTAAATCTTTTTCTTTCATGTCAGTAGCAGACGTTAATTCTGATCCGTCAGATTTTCCCCCAGCACTTGCATGTTCAGCTGATTTTGATTTACTTTTTTCTGTATCAGATTCTTTATCTTCTTTTTCTTGATCATCTTGATTATCATCTTCACCAGATGTATCTTCTTGTTGATCGTCTTCTTCTTTTGAATCTCCAGCTTCTCCAGCACCTTCTTGTTTTTCGCCGTCATCATCCATTTTCATTTTAGATTTTCCAGCAGATTCTTGTTCTTCTTTTTTCTTTTTTTCTTTGTGGTATCCAGCGATCTCAACTGCAAGATCAAGAACGTCTTGAGGAGTCTTACATGCACCAACTTTTTTTGCAAGTTTTTTTTCTTCATCACTAAAGAAAACATCAAGACCTGTCTTAAAGTAAATATTAATTTTATCAATAATATTCATCTTAGATAAATCTTGATTTTTGATACCGAAGAAATCTTGTTTTAATAATTCTTTGTAACCATTTGTAAAGTTCTTAACAGAACCAGGGTATTTTTTTTGTATCATTGCTTCAATTCTTGCGTCTTCAAGAACATTAACAACAGACTTATTAAGTCCTAAATCGTGAGATTTTTTTAACATATCTAAAGGTGTCCATAATGCATGGGCAACTTCATGACATACAAACATGTCATATACATCATCTGATATATCGTTTTTAAATATTGGTAAAGTTAGTTCTCTAGTTGCAACATTGAAACTTGCTGTCTGAGTCTTTTTGTGTACAACGTGTACATTTTCAGTAGCAAGTAATTTTGCAATAGTACTCTTTTTGTTTTGATTTATTGTTTTCAATTTAACCTCTTTCTGTATCATCATCCTTATAATGACAGGTTATGAGGGAATTGTCAAGGGCTTAAAAAACCCTTATAAATCAAGGGCTTCTAGTACACGATCAGCGAGAAATCTATGGGATTCCTCATTTGGATGGGCATCGATGCCACTGATTCTGTATGATTCTCCGTATGTTTTCCTTAGTAATTCTAACATATTATATCCACCTAATCTTTCGAATATAGGATATCCAATAAATTTACTATCTTCTATTAACAATGAAATAGGATTTTTGATAAAATCACGTTCTCTTATCTGTCGTTTTTCCATTTCAAGATCAGTTGGATATTTATCGGGGTCTAAAGTTTCTTCTGTATCATAATTTGCAGTTGTATTAGACTCTTTTCTAAATTTATTATATGTCGGTAACATCTGCATTTGTAAGAAATTTAAATGATTCTCATTACAGAAACATTGAAACATATACATTATTTGTAAGTTGTCATTCATAATATCAATATCTTTAGGAAACTTTGTTTCTAACATATCATAGTACGAATCTACTTTTGTTTCAGAATCAACAATACTGTCTTTAGTAAAACTATCTTTTACATCTGACACTCTAGGAAGAATTGTACGAAACGGATAGTCTGTATAATCTTTATTATCAGATAGTATATCTTGTCTAGTCCATTCTGACCAAGCAACAATGACAGCATCAATATCTTTAGGATTATGTTTTAATACTTCTTTAACAACATTATGTAATATCGATCTATTACCAGAACCACATACACCCACATTGATAACTTCACGCTCAGTAACCTCACCTAATACTTCAGGCCACATTTTAAAATCCATAGCATTTGGCTTGGCATGCTTTGGCATACCCTTATCTGTAAATGAACATCCACCAACTATAATTTTACTCATAGATTTTCCTTAAAATATTTTTCATATTTATTTTCTTCATTTTTATATTTTTCTGAATCTAAAGGTGGTTCTTTTTTTTCTGTTATTCTTGGCCATATCTGACTGTACTTGTCATTTACTTCTAACCACTTTTCTATACCAGATTCTGCATCACTAACAATAGCATCAACAGGGCACTCTGGTTCACAAACGCCACAATCGATACACTCATCGGGGTTAATTACAAGCATATTTTTACCTTCATAAAAACAATCGACAGGACAAACTTCAACACAGTCCATTAGTTTACATTTAATACAATTGTCGTTTACAATATAAGTCATTTAGTTTTAATCTTGTTTACCTTCTTTTGGATATAACCACCAACCTGTTGATATGTATTTTGATTCTGTATGTACAGGATTGCCTCTATGAGCCCAAGCAAAAGATGCTGGGAATATAGCCATCATACCTTTTTGTGGTTGTATTCTTAACTTTTCATATAAAAATTCTGTTTCACCTTCTTCGTCTGGTATATCGTTTAAATAAATCGTCCACGCCAAACATCTTCTAATGTTTTTATAATGAGATACCTCAGCATGAAAGTTATGAAATCCACCACCTTTAGGATCAGTTCTTTGTATTTTAGTTTCTTCTGATACTAGTTTTCTGTTTCCTCTATAAACAAAAGGATAATCTGCTAGATAAGAATTTAATGTTTCTCTTTTAATAGTTTCTATTTTATCATATAACAACTGATCAGTAATAGGATCAACCCACTTTTGTATATCTTGTCTAGTGTCTCTATTTGCTCTTACTGTTTTTGCACCAGCGCTTTCAAACCATTGAATTAACTCTTCGCATAATTCTGGTGTAGCTGCATTATGATATGTTTTACAAAACTCAATTAATTTCACGACACTCACCTTCTCTGTATGTATCTAATGTTAAACAATGTAATCCACTATCCCAAAATCTTTTATGTCTAAAAGGAACGTATATTGGATTTACGTTTGCTGATTTTAATTTATCATGTACTTCTGTTTGATAGTTTAATGTTAGTATATTCTTTTCATCTAGACTTAACATATTAACTTCAAATAATGTTTCATCTTGCATACCAACCCAATCATATAACCATTGATCTACAAACTTAACAAACTTATGGTCATGCATTTTTTCTTTTACAAACCAATTAATTCTTTCTTTCTTTTTAATTTTTCTATTATATTGATCTTCTACTAATTTCGCATAATCTTTTGTAGATGCAAAATCATTTGGATCATTTATAATCATACAATCCCAACCAGGAAAAGTTTTATTAAAGAAATCTTCTTTCATCCACGGCGATCCTATAATCAACCCAGGTCTAACTAAACACATACTACCATCAGTATGGCCACCAATAGCACATGTTGCTTTTTTGTACTTGGTGTCTGGTCGTTGTTTAGTATACCAATCAAAGAAACCTGACTTGTCAACTTCATCAACAATTAACTTATCACCAAGTCTTGTTAATGATGCAGCTGACATTTGCCATGTTGACCAAAGAAATTTGCTAAACTCAATAGGATGCTTTTTTATATTTGCTTCAAAATATTCTTGAACATCCCACGATGGCTCCCATGAATTAGGAACCCCGTCTTCAAATTGACCTTCTAGTTGTGGCGTGAATGGTCCAAGCATTGTTGGTACATCATGAATTTTATTTAACACATAATTACTAAACATATCTTTACATAGAGTAATATTACAATCAAACATATCTAATGGGTGTTCACCTGTTTCTTTACAATGTAGAGAAAATCCGTCTGTTAGAAATATCTCATCACCCATTGTTATATAATTGTCTCTAGGATTAATCATTGGTTTGGGTAATGAACCATTTGGATTATTCTCTTGCCATTCCATAAAAGAGTTTTCTTTTAAAATGTTTCCGTTTTGTGTCCATTTAGAATCTGTTTGAATAACTTCTACACCTAAATCTATAAGTTTTTTCTTTATAATATCTAAGTCTTCAATAGTTTCATACATAACTTTCTGAATACTATCTCTTATACTAGTATCTGGTAGATCATCAAAAAACTTAGGATCGTAAATGTTTCCAATTACAACTTGTTTTAATGGATCAAAATGTGTCCAACTATTAACCTTAGAATATTTTTTCTTTGTTATCATAAGTCCATACCTTTTTGTATAATAAATTCTGCGTAATGGTCATGAGTCTTTTGACCATAGTGACTATCTGTATCTGTTAGATCATCTAATTTTACACTATCATATAAATTCTTGCCACCTATAAATCTTAGTATAGGCCAACCCCAAAATCTATCTTTATCGATGAAATCAAATAAAGGATGATTAAAAATAAATTTAGTGGCAAACATTTCTTGTTCATACTCTATCATTGGTAGGGGGTTTAATTCTTGATAAAAAGTGTAATCTATATTAGACTCTTTTAATGCTGTTTGTAGCGTGTAGAATGTTTTTAGATTTAGATTAATAAGTGTTTCTAGATCAGCATTAAGTCTGCCATGCACTATATCAGTTTGCCATTTACGGTAAGCCTCAACATCATGATTTCTATTTTGTTCTTTGTAAACTCTATACCAATCTGACCAAAACACATATACATGATCAACTTTGTAATCATGCTCTCTTATTGCTTTTAGTGTATTGTCACATATAACATCATTCCCCACACCTGACTCAGCAATATTATCTACTTTAACATTTAACTTATCTGTCCAAACAGTAATATTATTTTTTCTGTAACCAGAATATTTTGGATCGTGATTGCTGTCGCCTGCTACTATTATCATATTATAACCTTAAAATACTTTGACATTGTATAACTTTTCAAACTCCATAGCATCATGCCATGTATTAACCATTGGTTTTCCTTTTATATTTAAACTTGTATTCAATAACATAGGACAACCTGTTTGTTCGTAAAACTCTTCTAGAATATCTCTGATAACAGATACACAACTAATTTCAACTAATTGTACTCTGGCACTACCATCAACGTGTGTAACTGATTTATAATCATGCATTGCCTTTGCTGTAAATTGCATGTATCTATTCATACGACCTTCAAAGTATTCTGGTGCAAACTCTTCAAGTATCGCTGGAGCAAATGGTCTAAACTTTTCTCTACGTTTAATAGTATTAACTGTATCTTTAATATCTAATCTAGGATCAGCAAGTAGTGATCTGTTTCCTAATGCTCTTGGGCCAAACTCTGCTCTTCCGTTTGCAACACCACAATATCCATGTTTCAATATATGTTTAACAACTTCTTTTGGATTGATCTTATTAGAAATGTTATGACCTAAGTATGGGTGTTTCCATTTTAACTTCTTCTTTTCTATTAAAGCAGCTGCACCAAGACTAGAACCTGCATCGCCAGGATTTGGCATAATCCAAATATTAAATCTTTCTGGTATCTTACTATTTGCTACACAGTTTAAAGCACACCCACCCATGATAACAAGATTTTTAGATGTAGTATATTTTAATAATTGTAATAGTTTTGTTTCATATAGATTTTGCATACTAGCTGCAATATCATATGGATGTTCATTAGGAAATATTTGACCACAACCTTTGTGATTGTTTTTGTAAAGTAAAGGTTCTAAATCTAACTTAGGTACTCCGTATGCAGCCATACCCATTACAATATATTCTTCTTCGTTTGGTTTATAACCAAGTCTTTGTGTAATTGCAGAATATAATAAACCAAGTGAATATGGATACTTCCATGACTTGATTTTTTTCATCTTGTCACCATTACACTCCCATATAGAAACTGTATCCCATTCACCTATGGAGTCAATAACAATTACATTACAAGTATTAAACTTAGAAGTATAATAACCTGCAGCTGCATGAGTTTCGTGATGTTTAAATATGTGTGAATATTTTCTTTTATACTTTACTCTAGGTTGACCACTCCAAAAATTTCTAGTATTTTTCCAAAAGTAATTTTCATAAAATGCCATGTTATCATAATAAGGTGTCTTTGCTAATTGATCTTTATGTACCCATCGATCATTTTTAATTCCACTATATCTTTCTGCGTGTGAAGCTGATATTATATTTTGTCCGTAAAGGTGTGTTACAGACGCATCATGAAACCCTTCTGATATACCTAAATTAGTTTGTTTCATTTTTTAATCCTTAATTCTGCTGGATCGTGTCCTTGAGTACACCAAAATTTGCATTGTCTGGCACAAGTCTTTTCATCTTTCCAAGACTCTGGTAATGTTTTAGTAAACCACTCACTATTTAATATTTCTTTTAACGAATGATTATTTAAATTTTGTTTGTCTTTAGTCTTTCTATATTCTTTAAACAAATTTTGATCTGTAACTTTTTTATCTTCACGCCAATTATAAGTACCCAAATAACAACAAGGCCAAACTGACCCATCTGTTTGAACCATTGTTTTTGTTTTATGATTTAAAAATTTACAATCTATTTTAGGCATCAGCTCTTTCTAAGTGTTCTATTTTACCTTGTTCATTTGTAAAAGTAAATATGCCTTCATCATTTTCAAATCTATCTGATCTATAAAAAACATGATTAGAAGAACCATTATCCTTTACTAGTTTTTTTATTTCTTCTATGTAATCTTGATTATGTTTGAATAATATTGTTTGAGATAATACAATTGATTGTGTTTCTGATAATGTACTCATATTTGCCAAACACCTTTTTAATGATGCACCTCTTCTATATTTTTGATGCATGTCTTCATTTATTCCGTCAATATCAAATACAATAGAAAGTCTTTTACCACAAAGAACACCTATGTTCCAATAAAACTCTTCGTTACGAATACTACCATTTGTTGTGATTGATACGTTTGATTTTGAGTTATCAATAATATATTGTACGATCTTTTGAATATCTTTACACATCATAGGGTCACCCCATGTACCACAAAAACTATATTCTTCTACATCGTTAAGTGTTTCTATTGGAAATTTATTTTTAAAATCTTCAAACGACCATTGTGTTAATGGTATATAATCATACGTCTTTGTAATATTATTTTTATCTGTTCTATCGCATTGTGGACATCTAGCGTTACATAGATTAGTAATTGCAATATCAAGTTGTTTAACTATCATCTTTTTTATCTAGATCATTTTCATAAATGAAACTAACACTTTTTGATCTCTTCGGTTTAATAAAAATATATTTAATTCTATTCCAATAAAATATAAGATATAATTTTAATAATCTTTTATTCATTACATTATCCTACTGAAGTTTTGTTCTTTAGCAAATCTAATACTGTTTCTAAACTTATCTGCTAGTTGATCACCTTTGTGAGATATGACAAAAGTATTTTCACCTTCTAGTGTATTCAGTATTCTTAAAAACTCTCCTGTACCTGTATCATCTAAACTTGAATCAAATATCTCATCTAGTATTAATAGATTTGTATTAGTAGAGTTTTTCATTTTTGCTACTGCTCTCCATGTAAATAATAATGCTAAGTCAATACGCATTTTCTCACCTTCACTAAACGAAGCATAATTAAATGTATCTCTAAACCTTGACTTAATTGTTTCAGTAAAGTTTTCGTCAAGTTGAAAATTAACATAGAAGTCCATACTCATAAGATACTTATTAATTAGTTGATTCATAATAGGCAAATATTGTTTAATGATTTTAGTTTTAATTCCTGTATCGTTTAGTATCTCTCTAGCAGTATTAACATAAACCATTTCTTCTTTAAGTTTTGAACGTGATGCTTCAACACCTTTACACTTATCCTTTTCAAGTCTAAGGTTCTCTTCATCTTTTTCAGATACTTTACCTGATTTAAATTTTTCTATATCTATTTCTAGTTTTGCATTATACTTTTCTAGTTCTACAATAGAAGATAACAATCCAGCACGTTGAGCTTCTGATCCTCTAATAACTTGTAATGCTTTATCAATATCATCAACTTGTTGTTTAACTTTTTCCATTTCTACTTTTAATTTACTTGCACCATCAGATATTTCAGAAACTTTATTTTTTCTTTCTGTTACCATGTGTTCTTTGTGTACGCTATCTATATCTTGATGGCATGTAGGACAGTTTTCATTATCAGCAAAGAATACTAATTCTTTTGTTAATGCTTTATGTTTTTCTGTTAGTGTTGATCTAACGTCTCTTAACTTTCGTAATCTATTATCATACAATGATTCATCTGTAACTTTAGATTTTAACTCTTCTATTTGATTTTTTAGAATAGTACTTTCATCATTTCTTTCAGATAGTATTTCTTTATTCTCTTCTAATGTTTTTTCTTTATCATTTATAATTTCATCTTTATCATTTTTAATATCACTAATAAAGTTTTCTTGTAACGCAATCTTTTCAACTGCCATATTAAATTGATAATCTAAATCTTTTACTTCATCTGTTAAGTCTTTTAGTTTTGATTTAAGTATCATATTCATGATTGAGAATATTTTAATATCTAATATTTCTTCAACAACTTCTCTTCGATGTATTGCTTTCAATTGCATAAAAGGTACGAATGATGCATTACCTAAAATAACAACTTGGGTGAATGAACGAAAGTTTAATTTTAATACTTGTTGCTCTAAAAACTTCTGATAGTCTCTAGCATTTGCTTCTTGATTTATCATTACATCATCACAATAGATTTCAAACTTATTAGGTTTGATTGATCTAACAATCTTCCATTCTTTAGTACCAACTCTAAATTCAATCTCAACAACACAATCCGTATTATTAACTGTATTAACTAATTGTGATTTAGATATTACTCTAAATGGTTTACCAAACAAAGCAAAACATAATGCATCAAGAATAGTAGATTTACCACTACCATTTTCTCCAACAATCAATGTAGATTTTTGTCTGTCTAATTGTATTTCTGTAAAACTATTTCCTGTACTTAAAAAGTTTTTCCATTTAATGCTTCTAAAATGTATCATAATTTATACTCAAAGTTTTGTGTTTCTGAATTAACGTGAACCTGTTTGGCTCCGTTACTAATATGAAAGTGTGTTGCCATTGGATTCAATGGTGATAATGTAACTAATCTTTCTATCTTATTACTCTTTGCCCAATCAAATAATTTTTTAACAATCTCTTTACCTGCACCTCTTTTTCTTGACCAAACAGTATAAGCAACTGCAATCTTACCATCTTTTACTCTAGACATGTAATCCATTTCTCTTACTGTAAATGGTACTTCGGGGCAAAAGGCAACACAAATAATTGCTTCTATCTTATCTTCAAACTTTAACCCAAATATTTTTCTACCATTTGTAATTCTAAAGCCTAAAGTTAATTCAGGTCTTACAGGGTCTTCTGCTACATCAATGTCATCAAGTTCAACTAACTCTGAACCTTTGACCCACTTAAAAAAATCTTCTAAATTATTTTTCCATTTTTTCATCATAATTCATTACCCCAACTATCCCAACCTTCTCGTTCTCTTCTTGCAAACAATTCAACATAAGGACCAGGTAGTAATTGTTCTATCCTAGTATAAATCTCGTCTGGCTTTCTACTATGTTCTTGTCTTGGTGCATGTATTAATTGTCTTACTGATTTTGATAGTCTGCTAGGTTTACCTTTTGTTGCAAGTAAACACATTTCGGGGTTTGATCTTGTCCAATAACCTAAACCTGTAAACATACCCATATCATTTTTATTTTGCTTCGCCCATGTAAAACCTACTGTTTTGTATTTGAAACCCCACGCTTTAATAACTTCCAAAGCTTCTGGTAGCATTGGGTCAACGCACCACATAAGTAAGACACAGTTGTCATCAGCAAGATCGCTAACAGGTAACTTACAAATATCAGATATAGACATGCAATCATAATGCTGTGTTGCATTACGCCCATCACCTTTTGAAGAGTAGCTTTTAAAGTGCCAGGGTGGGTCTGCATATATTACCTTATAGGTTTTAGAGTTCCAAGTCTTGAGCTTCATTGTATAATCCTCGCATAGTACTTTTAAGTCTATCTTTATCTAAATCAAGTTCTAGTTCGTCAACGTATTTGTCTAACAATGCTGTTGTGTCTTCTGCGTATTTTACAATATCATCTGATACGTTATCAGCATTTGTGTCTGAAAAATCCTCTATAATTTTTACTTCGTGTGCATTTGCTTTTAATAATTTTTCAGTAAACATATCAAACTTATATAAGTCTTTTTTATTTACTACAATTAGTTTAACATATTTTCTTGCATACTTTGATACATCATGATTTGTATAATCCTCTTGAGTATCATCGTAATAAATCTTTTCAAATATTGTTAATGGATTTACTATTCTTTCTAAGTCCATTGTTTCAGTATCAAATATATGAAAACCTTTTTGGTCTTTGTAATCATTCCAATAAATCTCATAAGGATTACCTAAGTAATATATGTGTCCGTCATCTGACTTGTGATGAAAATGTCCTGTGAATACTGTATGAAATTTTTTAAATAATTCTTTCTCATATCCTTGTTCATTTATTTGTCCTTTATGCATTTGGAAACCTTTGACTTCTAAATGACCCATACAAACTTTTGCTTTACTTTCATCTATCATACCCATAGAGTAAATGTAATTTTGTGGATTGATCCACGGCATCATTAAAATATCTAGTCCACCAATATTGACATCTTGTGCCTCTGCATATAAATGAAAGTTTTTATGTTGTTGTCCTAGAAGTTCTTCTAGTGAGTTAACATCATTTGTATTCTTATAATAGATATCGTGATTACCAACTATACAATGAAAGTCAACCTCTAAATGTTTTAGTGGTAATACAAATCTTTCTCTAAAATCTTTTGCAGTTTTAAATGAAACGTATTTTCTACGATCCATAAGATCACCTAAGTGTAAAACTGTTTTAATATTATGTTGCTGTAAATATGGAAAGAATACACCTTCATAAAAATTATAAAAAAATTCTGAAAAGTTCTCGTTGTCGTTTCTAGCACCAAAATGTGTATCAGTAATTATAGCAACTTTCACTCTTTATCCTCTTCCATAAAATTTTCAAGACCTTGATTAGAAGTGTCTTTAACTTTTTCTTTTGTTTTATATACAGGGCCATCTGTTGGCAACATAATTGTTGGATCGAATCCTTGAATACTATATGCAGTTGTATCACTAGGTAATTGTGTATGAGTTATGTATGCTGACTTTTCTATGATTTTGTGTTTGATATGTGTTTGCTTTTTTTCTTTTTGTATTCTTCTAATAAACGCATAGTAGATAATTTGTGTGAAATATGCAAACGGATTTTTAGATTTAGCTGGATCAAAGTTGTAAAGATACTGCAAACAATTTTCAATACCATCTGATACCATTTCTTCTTTGTAAGTATAATTTACAAAGTTAGGTCTGAATGATAGTCCGTTTGCTATCTTTAAAAAACATTCTCCAATGTAATGAGGTACAGGTGGTCTTTGATCACCTGACTCGTCTGCATCTTTACATAGAGATTTAAAGATTTTCATTTCTTCAAATAGTTTTTTATTATCTACATAATGTGCTGGGGATTTTTTTACTCTTGCTGCCATAGATTCTTTCTCATGTTATAGTGTTAAAGATAACATATAATACTATATGTTGTCAAGGTATTATTTGGTTAATGTAATTTTTTCTTATTAGGTGGATAATCACCCAATTCCATTAACTGATCTAAAAGTTCATCGTAATGTTCGCTACGAGGTGCATTGATATTTGGTCTATGTTCTCGTTCTCTAACTTCCCATTCTCTACGAGCTAATTCTGGTCTTTCTTTCAAAAATCTTTTTAGTTGTCTATTGTAAAAAGTTACTAGACCTGGTGATGCAGGTGCGACTGTAACGATGGCAGATTTTTTAATCTTAATATTACTCTCTTCTGTATAAGGATGCAACCAAGATGATAATGATAGAGTCTCCATGATACCAGTATCCGTTATCGCTGGATGTGTGTTCATCTTCATTGGATTTTGTATTGTAGTGTGTTCTTTAGATGTTGTAGGTTTAATATTACATACAATATCCTCACCATTGAATAGTTTAATTAAATACATATACCTTCCTTAATGCCATGTTTAAACGTGTTATAAGACACGCTAATGGCCGTTAATAGATTAATCATACATTGACCCTATCTATCGTGTAATCGAATTGTTCTTCGTTATAGATATTTATTCGTTCTTGAAAATGCAAGAGTGTGAAATTCTTTTTATTGTTGTGTGATATGTCGTCTGCTATGTCGAATAGTTTGACTTTATTCTTTGATTCTGTTTTTCTTAAACCTCGACCAATTGATTGTAGTACTTTTATCCGAGACTTATAGGGGCTTGCAAAAACAACGTTGTGTAGATTGCGAATATTAATACCAGTGGAAAACACTCCGTAACTTGCGAGTATAATGATATTATCTTTCTTTTCAGCCAACGCCCTAATTTGTTCTCGTTCATCCGTTCCTACTCCCCCATGTACAAAGTATGTTTCTTTGTCTAGTTTTTTAAATAAGTCTAATAACGGTATGCCATGTTTCTCAACTCTTTGATAAAGACATAATGTATTACCTTTAAGATTTTTATGAAGATCGTATATAAACTTATTTCGTTTTTTGTTTGATACCAAGTATTCAATTTCTTCGTTGTAATTGAAATCCTTACATTGCTTACTTATCTTCTCATCGTGCTTTAATACTAAACAATTAATTGACAGTTTGGCAATTGTGTTTTCATCCATAAGTTTTTTAGTTGTAGTTACTGTTTCTGCTTTACCAAACAATCCCTCTAGTACTAATCTGTTTGTTTGAGTACCATCAAGTGTTCCTGTAAAACCAAAACGATATGGACACTCTTCCAATTTTTCCATAATCATTGTAAGAGATTTTGCTTTAAATAAATGTGCCTCATCACCAAAGATAACTCCATAAGGTTTAAAAAACTTCTTAGACATCTTATATAATGATTGCCATGTAGAAATCACTACGGGTTTGTGTGTTTCTTTATCATGACCTGAATAAATTTTATGTATTTGTTTTTGACTCCAACCATATGATACAAAGTCCGAAGCCATTTGTTCTACTAGTGATGTTGTTGGAACAATAATTAATATCTTCTTTTTCATTATGAAATAGAATCTAACTAAAACATATATGATATATGACTTACCACTTGCAGTTGGTGATACAAATAATCCTCGTTGTTTTGCTAATGCACTCATGATACAATCTAATTGATAGTCTCTATGTTCAAACGGAATATTAAGTGACTTAATAAATCCTAACACATTTTTTTCTGTAACGTTAGCTTCATGTTTAAGATTATCATCTTTAACATACTTTACACCATTCTTTTCAAAAAACTCTTCTAGATATGGAAGTAGACCTACATAGATTTGATTGTTTCGTATTGAGAACAATCTAATCTTACCATCCCACATTCTGTTTCTAACTGTGGGCATAAACTTTGCACCAGGCACTTCAAAAGTAAAATATGATGAAAGCTCTCTTGCTACTGATGGTTCACAATGAACATATAGATGTACATCGTTTACTTTTTTTATCCAAGCTGACATTTTTGTAATACCACTAAGTTGTTTTGGATTGTTACATACTCTGCCTGTTTGAATTTATTAACCCAATCATCTACAAACTTTGTTACATCTTCACTTATATTGTAATCATGAAAAATACAATAACCATCGTCATCTAAATTATCCCAAAAATTCATTGTGTCTTTTCTTACCGAGTTTCCGAAATGATCTCCGTCAATTAAAAGACAACCAAATTTTTCTTTAGTGTTAAATGTTTTTGAATCTTCTTGTATTGTTTGTAATCTGTTTTTGTATGTAATAGGTAAATACTGCATTGTATCTTTTAGTTTAAATTTTAAATCTATTGATACAACTTTTCTAAATGTGTGAGCAGTTGCATCTAATAAAATTACAGTAGAACCACCTTGACCTATCTCTAAGATATCGCCATAAGTTTTTTCGCTGATAAAGTTATCAAGGAATGAGTATTCTTCATTTCGCATTTGTTTAATAGGTTGAAACCAAGCGTCTTCTATTATCATCCTAATAATCCTGCCTCAAATTTTTGTGCTTCTAAACAATTTTTTATATCCCAGCCTCTTGCCGATATAGACTTTAAAGCACCTTCAATATACTTACAAGTTTCGTCAAGATAAACTATTTTATTTTCTGATTTAATTATGTCTTCATCTGATTCGATGTAAACAGAAAGGTCGGTCTTAAGTACTTTTAAATCAAATGGTTTAGTGGCATATATTTTGGCGTCTGCCTTACCACCATAGTATTCCCATTTTTGTCTGTAAAGTACTTTGTACTCCCCTTTCGCCTTCGCAAGTAAGAAAGCGAAATTGGATTTGTAATCTAAAAATTTTGCGTATAGTTCTTGGTTCCGTAAAGCTTCAGTATCTAAGTGATCACGATTTACAGGAAGTTCTTTATATACAATTTGTTTTAATTCTTCTAGTGTCATAATAAAGATTACTATACATTAAAAAGCAAGGAATGTCAAGGGTTATTTTTTCTTTTTATTAACTCTTTTTTTCTTCTTTGCTACTTTTTTCTTTGCAGGTTTAATTGATTTAAACCAATTGATTATTCTTTTAAACATGTTTTACTCCTTAAACAAATTTGTTGATAGTATAATATTTATATTGAAAGTCAGCAGTTGCCTTTAGATAGTCCACACTTGATTGTTCTTGAGAAAACTCTAATGAGGATAGTGATACAGGATATAAGTCTTCAAACTTAACTTCTGCAATAGGATTGTTCTTGTTTGTTAGTAATGTTATTGTTGCATCTGAAAACATACTTCTTACTGCTGTAGCTTTTGATGTTTGTCCAATGTCTGTTGTCTTACCAAGTGTTGTTGATGGTGTAACTGATTGATTTGCTCTGAAGTCTGAGAATTGTGAATTTGATTGTGGGAAACCAATTGCCATAAGCCAATTATGTATTTCCATATAGTTATCAAAAGTTTCGTTAACTAGGAAACTTAGTGTAAGATTTTCAAAAGTTATTTCATCACCCATTGTAGGAATCTGTTTTAAAGGTGTAGGTATAACTGTCTCGCCCATGTTAACACCAGGCAAAGTTAAACTATTTACGAAAAACTGAACCTCAGGCAACTGATTAATTGTCAGTTGAAACTGTGTCGGTGATGCGTAATCTATATTATCGGGTTGTCCTCTGATAGCCATACTACTATTTAGTAGTATTCGTATCGACTTCTTGCCAACTTTCTTCGTCAGCTTTTCTCATTTTCTCTTTAATTGCAGGTGGAAGTGTTTTGTAGTATTCTATTTTTGCTTTGATACCATACCATATATCTGTATGTGTATGTTTTGAACATGATATTAGCGATAAAGATGCTACAATTATGAAGCACCAGTATAATGATAAAATGAATATTCCTGCTTTCTTTTTCATAGTAATTTTGAATAAAAAAAAGGCGCCCCGAAGAGCGCCTTCTTTAATTTTTTGATCCAAACTAGGATTACATTAAGTTTGTAACTTTAACTCTTCTGTAATATTTGTTAGAGTTCGCAGTAATTGTAGTAGCTCCATTTGAGCCAGCTGCAACTGTTCCTGTGTGGAACGGGTTCGCTGCGATTCCATATCTAGTTTTGAAACCGATTTTTGGTTGGAACGAATTCTCACCAACGGCTCTTACCATTTGTAGAGGTACATATGGACAATAGAACATACCAGCATCGTAAGGTGATGTTCCTTTGTAACCAACAACGTAGTACTGACTAGCAGCAACGTTAGCTGAATACGGGTCAACATATACTTTGTATCTACCGTTAAGTACACCAGCAAAAGTTGTGCTTGTGTCATCAACGTTTAGGTTAGTTGATAGAGCAGGCGTGTAATCTAATACACCAGCCATTTGTAGAGCAGAAGCAACATCAGCACTTGTAATGATGATATTCCCTTTTCCTCTTCTCGTTTGTTGTCCGATAGCATTTGCGTCTCTTTCGATTGCAAATAATAGTCCTTTGAATTTCTCAACTGACCATCTACCGTTAGAGTCTGTATCCAAATCGAAAATACCAGCAGTTGTAGTATTTACCGCAGCGCCTTTAACAGCAGAGTGGTAAATGTTTCTAACTACTTCTCTGTTGATCTCTGTTAAGATTTCAGCAGAAAGGATATTTGCTAATTCAGTTTCAGCATCTAAGCCGTGAACTGCTTTAAGGTCTTGAGCAAGTTCCATTGTGTACTCAGCTTTAAGAGCTCTTGATACAGCAGTTACAGTATGTTTTTCAATAGAGAAAGCCATTTCTGCAAATTCGTCAGTACCATCACCCAAAGTTTCAGCTTGAGTTGTAGTCATACCAGTTGCAGTAGAGTAAGTACCAGCAGAAGGTGAGTCGTTCAATGCAGCAGGGTTAGTACCAGATTGATCGCCACCGCCAGTGTCTCCAGCTGCGTCTTGGTTTGACAAGAATGGAATTTGTTCGTCAACTAATGCTTCAGCACCATCGCCAGAAGCTGCTCTTGCTCTCATAGCAAAAATCAGACCTGTTGGGCCAGTCATTGGTTGAACACCGCATACGTCATATGCGATAAGGTTAGGCATACTTCTTCTAACTAATGAAATTAGGATCGGGTCCCAATTGTCAACGTTAGCGCCAGTTGCGTTTGTTGGTGCAGCTTCGCCTAAGAAGCTTCTGTCTTCTCTCAAAGACTTCTCTTGGTTTTCCAAGATCAAAGTAGTCACAGCTCGTCTGTATGCATCATCGATTTTTGGTAATTCGGGATGCTCTAGGACTGGCTGCCACTTTTCTTGTAGATGTTGTGTTTGAAACATTTTGGTTTCTCCTTTTTTATCTATATTTATTAATTGCCGTTACTTACAGCAGTTTTTCCAATAGCGGTCATATATTTTGCCATTGGGGAACCCTCTGTAATGTCCTGTACAGCGGTGCCAGTTTCTACTCCATTATCAATACTTTTTGATTCAACCTTAATGCTTGGGAAGTAAGACTCTTTGATTGTGTTTAACTTTTCAGCGAAACCTTCTTCGTTAGAGTATTCTACATCTTGAGCTAAAGTTTGAAACTTCTCAATTTCAGTTTCAGTTAAATCAGAAGTGACATCTGATATAACTTTTTCTTTAATTAGATCAGAATTAGAGTTTTTCGTTTCAACAACTTGTTGAATTGTTTCTTCTAATTTCTTTTCTAATGTCGAGATTTTATCTGCCTGTGCTTCAAGTACATCGTACTTTTCATTAGGCACATCAATATAGTGATCTTCAAACAATGTTTTTAGACCAGATATAAAGTCTTCTGCGATCTCACCTTTAAGTCCTCTTTCAAGGGCAAGTTCGTTTTCTTTCATCCACTCTTCAACAACATAGTTTAAATAGTTGTCAACTTTTTCAGATAGTGAATTTCTGTTTTCAGTTTGAGCTTCAATTAACTCTGAAGCATACTCGTCTTCAAGTCTTTTGATCTCTGATCTGATTTTAGATTTTACAGCAGTTTCAAAAATTGTAGCTGCTTTGACTTTGAAATCTTCTGAAAGATTAGAGTCATTTGATAAAAGAGCATCTACATGTTCTTTAACGTCAACTGATTTTAGTCTTTCTTCTGTTTTCTTATCTTTTTCTTGTTCAGAAATTTCAACTCCTTTAGAGTCGAATGATTGATGTAAGTTTTCTATTTTTGCATCTGATAAAGAAGATACACCGTCAGTCATTTCTTTGACCATTTCATCTTTGGTTTTATTCATAGATGCTTTCATGTAAGAAGCATACATGTTTTCCAATGCGTCTTTTTTCATAGACTTCATTGCTTTTAACATTGTTTCTTTCATTTTACCTGTGTCTGGTTTCATTTCTTCTTCTTTGTCATGCATTTCTTCAACCTCTTTTTTTTCAGATTTAGCGTCTAAAGATTTTTCATCTTCTTTTTCTTCTTCTTCTTTTAATTTCGGTTGTGCATCTGGTTTGCCTTCACCTTTTTGTGGGGCTTGACCAGTAATTTCTTTTGCCTTTGCAACGACTTTCTTGACAGGTGCATCGCCTTGGTCTGGTGAGACCACTGCACTACCAGTATCTTGAACTTCGCCTTCGGGCTTCTTATCCATAGGTTCGGCTTTCATAGAGCCTTTCTTAGGAGCATCAGCACCATTGGCTTCTTCTAATTCTGCCAAAACTTCCGCTTCTAATTCCTCAATGGTTTTGTCTAATTCATTAGCCATGGGGATTTCTCCTTTGTGTTGTTTATATTAATAATTATTTATATAACTTTATTTATAAAACATCGGATTTACATAGGTAAATCTTCCGCTTGATAAACAAAGCGTCTATTCCGTTCTAGTTTTGTGGTAGTTGTAACAAAGTCATTTTCGTACTTTAAATCAGTATTCGAAAATATCGACATGTTTGTTGTGACCAACACATTACTAAAATTTCTTTCATAGTCCAATGTCATCTTTTCTCTGGTCTCTTCCACCAGTCCAACACTAGACCACATCTTGATGAATATGTTTGGTAATACCTTCATATCCCCTTTTAGTGTGTCTATGTTGCAAAAAACAACATCATACTTATCGTCAACAACATCATACCTAGATAAACTTCGTCTTGTAAAGATGTATTCCCCATTATATTTAAATCTTTGGATATACTCTTGTTGTTTGTCTTCAAGATTAAATCCATGACCTCCTTTTGAAGGCCGCCAAGTTTCTGCTTCATCAATGTTCGTTGCAGTCTTGACATCATTATCGTATTGTGCTAGGAAGAAATCTAAGTTACTCATTCCACCTAAACTCAACACGCTCTTAACATTATGATTACGAAATAAACTATTTAATATTTCCACTTCGTAAAGATCATAATGATAATAATCCTTTTTCTCACGATTTGGTTTTTGAATACGAGTCAACTCGTTAAACCAACTATACATAATATACCTTATTTATTTATAAGATTTCTAAGCTGCGTATGACTTAACTTTAGAAATCAATGAATCTGAAAATATCTTTTCCCATTTTTCATATATAGGAATTGCTTTTTCTTTCATCTTAATTTTGTCTTCTTCAGAAATTTTTGTAATAGTCTTACCATGTTTCTTTGCTTCTAACTCATAGTTTTCATGATCTTCCTCAGACCATTTTCTTTCTAGTCTTGCAACTTCAATAGCTGTCTTTCTAAAAATTTCTTGATCTTCATCTGACAAAGTTGACCAGAAATCATTTGATACCATGATGTCTGTAATAAACATGTTATGGTTTGTGTTCAACCAATATTTAGCTTTGGGAAATCTAGTGTAAGTATTTTCAACTGACTCTGCTTCCAAGTCTGACATTTCCAACCACTCTGTATTTGATTGAATAACTTGTTTTGAAGTTTCTACACCAAGCTCTTTAATGTAATCTTGGCAAACAGGATTTCCACCAACTTTAATTTTATTAGAGTTTTGTAGATCAGCCAAATTTGAAATTTTAGTATTAGACCCAAAGTTTCTGTATCCACCTGAATATGTGTATGCTAATCCTTGTACATTTAGATGATGAGATAATTTAAAATTTAATTCATCACCTAGATCACCTTCCATTGCTTTTGAACAATGATCGTGTGATTCAAATAAGAATGGTAAATCTAATGCTAGAAAATCTTTTACACCATCATGCATTTGACCGATTTTATAAACTTCGGTTTGTGACATTTGATAGTCATTGCACGATAACGCAGTTACAGGTAACTTACCTGTTTCAGCTTCAAAATGTTCTTCACTTTCTTTTTCGTGAATTACGATTTCGTATTTTCCTTTTGTTGCATCTTTGATTGCTTCTTGAAACGCTTTAGCTGTTCTAATGAACAGATTTACAGGTTTGTGTGCAATCAACCAATTTACTTTAATACTCATAATTTCTCCTAATTATAACTGTTTTAAAAATTTTGCAAATTCTAAACTTGCTTCAATATTTTGTCTTGCTTTTGCTTTCGCTTCTATTCTTGCTTTTGCTTCTGCAACATGAGATTCAATTAAACTTCCATGATCCCAAACCCACTCTTTGCCTTCCATTATGCCTTCAACGAAAGCACTTGGTGCTGATGGGTCAGATACGATATCACCTGCTGTTGCTAATTTAAAATCTGATCTTACATAGTTAGCAGCGCCTCTTTGATCTAGTGATCCCATACCTCTAGATGAAACTCCTAATGTTGCACCTTCGTCCATAAGATTTTTTACGATCTTACCCATTGGTGTATCCATTATTTTTGCTTCGCCGACAAAGTTATCTCCGTCTGCTTCTAGTTTAGTAATCATGTGTGATACTCTATCAAGATTTACTGTTGGACCTTCTGGGTGTCCTAACTCACCGAATGCTCTATTCTTTTCGATAAATTCTTTGTTGTAAGATTTAACTTCTTTCATTAAGATATCTTTTGGATATACTCTACCATTTCTATTCTTAATGTTTGATTGCATGAAAATTCCTCTGATCTTATAATTTTTCTTACCATCTTTTTCTTCGATAAGAAAATTATCTTGAGAGAAATCGTTTGCTTCTGTGATTAGTTTAACTGTTTCCATTATTGAATATTATCGAAACCCGATACCTTTTTGCATTTCATAATTACTGTACCAGTACAAGCACCATCGTTTTCTATATAGATATCGCCATCTACGCCTGATCCAGCATTATTTGCTATTGTAGGAGCACCTTGACCTGTGTGGTTATAGTGTCCGTTTCCGTTTAATGTAAACGCTGTTACGTTAGAACTAGCATTCCATTCTATTTCTGTTACTGAACTACATGTCCACCAAATTGAAACAATTGAAACTCTAGGATTAGTAGCAGCTCCTGCCAATTCGGATACGTCAAGAACTTTCAATGCTGTTCCGTTTGTTCCTGTAATTGTATGTTTAGTAACTACTTCAAAGTCTGAATCTACTAATGTTTGTGTTGCAATTGCCATTTGTTATTCCTTTTTAATTCATAAAATCAGACGCTTCTTTTTCAAAGTAATCATATAGTTTCTTTTCAGGTACTCTATGTTTCTTTGCAACGTCTGTTATAGTCTTCTCAAAGTTATTTAGGAAATTACTACCCTTAGAATCCATTTTTTTAAATAAATCATCAATCGCTTTCTTCATTTTAGGCGATTGTTTTCTGTATTCTTTGGATTTCTTATGTTCATCTTTCTCTGTAATTGATGAATATAGGGAAGCAAAGTCCATTTTATTAACTTTCTGTTTCTGTCGCTGGTACTTCAGCTGGGGTTGCATCGATATGACTATTGACTATATCTCTTGCGACTTCCTGCTTTTTAGTTTCGATTGCGTCTGCAATCTTACTTTTCATTGCACCTTTAAACGCATCTTCAGCATCAAGGTGACTACCTTTTGCTAATGCATCTATTATTTTATCTGGCATAATTTATCTCCTGTTTATGTATTATTTAGTATCCGTATCAGCACCGTCATCCTTATCGGAGTCTGATGCACCTTTGCCATCGTCTTCAATTGGCTCGCCGGCAAATGATGGTACTCTTGTAATTCCGTCTGTTTGAGGAATATCAACACCACCGTCTTCAATATCTGATCCAGCTTCTTTGTTTATTTGTTTCTGTATTTCTTTGATCTCATAGTCTGTCATTTTCAATACATTCTTATAAACAAATTCTTTACTAAAGAAAGTACCAATATAATTCTCTACTGATCCTAACATATTAATTCTTTCGTTTAATAACTCTTGAGCTTTTAATTCTGAGAAATGACCATCCTTTAAGAAGTCAAACTGAATATGCTCTTTGATTTTTCCCCACTCTTCAATATTGATAACACCTTTTAAAACTAATTGTGTTTTCAACATGTCTAAGAATAGTGGTACAAATTTCTTTCTTATTCTTTGAATGAACTTAGTAAATTTTAATTCGTCTCTAGTAATCTCTGTTGATCTACCTAGTGAGAATGATTGCTCTGCTTCTAATCTTGAAATAGGAACATTTAAACTTCTGTATAGTTTTCTTTGGAAGTATGTAATGTCATCTATCTCGCCTAAGTTTGATCCACCTGGTAGTGTAGTAATTTCTGTTCCTCTACCACCTTCTCTTCTTGGTAACCAAAAGTCTTCTAACATTGACATGTGATTTCTATCGTCTCTGATCTCACCTGTTCTTGCATCATAAACAAGTTTGTTTCTGTACCTGTTCATAACATCTTTTAGATATTGCTCTGCTTTTTGTTTAGGTAAATTACCTACATCAATATAGAAAATTCTTCTTTCTGGTGCTCTTGATATTCTGTAAATAACAAGACTGTCTTCAATCATTCTTAATTGATTGACAGGTTTAATTGCTTTGTGCAGATAAGATAATACTTGATTTTTATTTGCATCAATCAAACCAGATTGAACATATGTAATTGCATCGTCTGATATTCTCATACCTTGGTTCATCATACCTTTTAACATCTTCTCATTGTAAAGATAATAATCTTGTTCATCTTTAACAATAACAGAACCTTGAGGGCCTGGTACTTTTTGAACTGCTTTTACTTTTCTGATTTTTCTAGGATCAATATATCTTACTTCTTGAATACCTAGTTTAGGGTTTTTTGAATTAATAATTTTATGATAAAATAATCTACCATCTACATACCAACGTCTAAAGATATCGTGTCCTTTAGAATCAAAATCAAGTAATGAGAGAACATCATCGAATGCGTCTCTCATACTTTTTTTAATTTTGTCTGAATATTGTAGATTGTCTAAAACTATCTCTACGGATTTATCTCTTTCGTCTGAAACGATAGCCTCATTTACGATATCTTCAATTGCACTATCACACTCTGGTTGTTGTCCAATGTCTCTGTATCGTCTAATGAGATCAAGATCATTTTTATCTCGACCATCGATATCCAACACTTGAGCAAAGTGTCCACCACCTGATATCTCGGTCGTGCCGTCATCGGGTGATTTCTGAACAAATTTGTCTTCTGGTTGTGTATCTTTTACTCTTTCGAACTTAAATCCGAATAGCTCTGCCATAATGTACTCCTACTTGTTTTACTTATTACTATTTAGTAGGTTGCTTAAAAGTTAACGCCACTTGCTTCAAAGTGTTGATATCTCCAAGTCACCTCAAATTCTTCAATTGCGTTCACCGTTTCGTAAGACAATTCAATGTCTGCCAAAGTTAGTGGGTACGCATTTCTGAATATATACGATTTCAATGTTGTTCCGTCTCTGTCTAATTGTTCAACTGTTAAATCAGATTGATAATCAGCAGAAGAAATAACACCTGTGTTATCTGCAAGATCATTAATACCGTTCATCCAACGTTCCATTGCTGTACGAATATTAAAATCTGTATCGTTCATAAATGTTGCATTCCATGTTTCGAACTCTCTGTCGCCTGCGACATAGATTTTTCTACCTCTGAAAGGTACTTCTATTTCACCAAGTGTTTGACCTGGTAACTTAGAAGCCTTACAAAGAAATGAAGAGTTTGCTACGTTAAGTCCTGTAACAATACCAATTGGTGGTACGATAGTTACCCTAAACTGATTGGGTCTTGCTCCGCCACCTTTTAGTTGTGCTTTAAAGTCATCTATACTAGCCATCTTACACGCCTCCTACTTCACTAAACGCTACACCTGATCTAGTTGCAACAAAGTTTAGTGTTATGAAGTTAATAGAACGATTTGGTTTAACATAAATGTCTGAAACAAATTCGTTTCTGTTAATTACTTCACCTGTATTGTTTGTTCCATCAGCAACAACTTGGAAAGCCTCAATTCCTCTTCGACCTTGAATGTCTCTTAGGAATGGTTCTACTAAGTTTTTAAACTGAGCTCTTGTGAATGCATCGTTAACTTCAAATAATTGAAATTTAGAAGCAGTTGCAATTGCTTTTTCTAGAACTATAAACAGTCTTCTTACGTTTATTCTATCAAATGCTGACGTAGTTGTCAAGGCAGTTTTATCACCAAATAAAGTTGGACCTTGGCCAGGGAAATTAACAACAGGGTTAACTCTTGCTGAATAAAGATCGTCTCTTTGAGATTGGTTAGGATTGAAAGAAAGTTTAATTGCACCTCTTAACACACCTCTGTTAAATCCAGCGGGTGAGAAGAATACTTCTGCAACTGAGTCTGTTCTAGCACACAATCCAGCGATATCACCGTTAAGTGGTACATATCTATAAACGTCATTATATCTGTCGTACATGTATTTGTATCCACTATCAAGAACTGCGTATGAAGAACTTGGTAAAGTGTTTGCGGCATTTACAACATTTGTTTTCATAGTCGAACCTTCTGCTACTCCTACTGTCGCTGCTCTATGAGGCGATATAAAACACATTGCATCTTTTCTTGCTTCTGCAAGAGCGATCAACATTGTTCCATGCGTATCATAGTTTGCTTGAGTATCAGCTGCGATTGAAGATGATCCACCAATGATTAAGTTAACATCATTTGCTTCTGCATCGTCATATCTGTTATAAGCAGTTGAAATTTCAGCATTAGTTAATGAATAGTCATCTGTTCCACCTGTTAGTGAATCAACTACTGGTGCATCTACAGCTGTAAATGCTGTACCTGAACTAATATCTGTTCCCCAATTTGAACCACCACTTGTATGGTCTGACCAATAAATCATAGTTGATTGTGCAAAGAAAACATCGGGGTAAAAGTTTGAATTACCTTGTGGTGTTTTTGCGTTAGGATGTTTAGATACTGCTGGGTATGTTTCTATAACACCTCTTGTTCTTTGTCCAGCTGCGTCTGTATCAAAACCAGTGATTGCACCAGTTGTGTCATAAACGACAACATGCATTTCATCAGCTGTTCCTTTTGAGTTTTGAGTAGACCATGGTGATGTTCCTGGCGCTCTATCGAAAAGATCATGGAATCTCCATTTTCTTTTGATGTATGAGTTATCAGGTATAATGTTTTGTACACCTGCACCGTTTGGATCGTCTTTTAGTCTTACTGTTAAATTATCTGAAGATATTGCAGTTACTTCGTATTCGTTTCCTGTCTCACCAGAAACTGGTGTTGTTCCAGCACTATCTGAAAAGAAAGAAATAAAATCTCCAACGTTAATTACGTTGTTTGATAAGTCAGCATCGTCAACTGCTATTGTTGTAGCACCAGCTGCGTCTTCGCCAACTGTTAAGTTACCTGAAGATAATACTTGTTCGTATGCTGTTGCTGTAGCACAAATTGCAACTCCTATTGAGTTACCCCATGTACCTGCTGATCTAGCAGCCCATTCGCCATGCGAACCTTGTCCGTCTGCGAAAGATTGTGAATAGTGATTGTCGTCTCTGATTAATATACCACTGTTTGCACCTGCATTTAAGATACCAGATTCTGCTCTAACTACTCTTAGTGAGTTTCCGTATTGCAAAAAGTTTGCAGCACAGAACCAGTTTTCGTAGTTTGATGCATTTGGTTTTCCAAATAATCTTACTAAGTCTTGCTCAGTAGATATCGTTTGTATGCTGGAAACAGGGCCTTTTTCGAATGCACCTGCAATAGCACCAATAGATGTTGCAACTGCTGGAACGACATTCGTTAAATCGGTTTCATTTACCTGTACGCCAGGTGAAACTAAAAATGGCATCGTTGTTCTCCTTGTTAATTAGTCTTGCTAATATTATTCGAATAATATTTGTTTTATACATGTATTTATAGAAAAGTAATTTTCTACATGCTGTTTTTATATGCTCTAGTATATATAAATATTGAATATGCAAACACATTATCAAAAATATAAAGAAACTATCAAAAAAGTAGCTCGTAGGAACTATTCTAAGAGAGTTTCCTGGGTTAATAAACACTTAGACACATCCTCTTGTATGCAATGTGGTGAAAGTGAAACTATTTGTCTTAAATTTCATCCTCATGATGCTGAGATCAGAAAGAAATCTAAAATAACTGGTATCAATACAGACGCTAGAGACGAGATTGTAAAATTGATTGAAAACTCTAAAATACTTTGTCATAATTGTTGGATCAAGTTAGATAATGATTTAATCGAACTTCTATAACCTTTCATATACAAACTCTGCTATCATTTCTTGTCCTTTTGCGTTTGGATGAGCATCTTCTTTTGATACTTGAGTATTTTCGCTTAAAACTTTTTGTTTAAAATTATAACCACCTAGATTTGGATCAGTAGGCCAACCTAAAAAATTATCATCTATTTTATCAAAATAAGAACTATTCATTATGTATTCTAACAACTCTATTCTGTCTTCTACTTTAAGGTCATGAATACCAGTTTTAGAATCATAAGTGTAACCACGAAACAAATGTAACATTTGAAATTGTTTAAAAGGAATTTTTTTACTCTTACACACCTCTTGAAGACTATAATAATATCTTAAACTTTTATTTAGACAAGCATATATATCGTTGTCGACAACTTCACCCTTTTTTGATTTATTATAATGCATAGGTTTATTTAGCCATACTTCACTTTTACACCAATCACTTCTTTGACTTTGTGTCCAACCTGCAATTACTAATCCTATATTATCTCTTTTAACAATTTCATCCAATAAAGTAGAATAGATATATTCATTACCAGAACCAGACAGACCAAGATTGATACATTCCATATCTAATTTTTTTGCTAGTACTTCTGGCCACATTGGCCAGTTAGTATCCATGTCGGGGTGAAAAAGACTTTTAAAGTTTTTTTCAGTAAAACTACATCCACTAGTTAATAATATCTTTTTCATATTGTTATACTATACAGATATTTTATCTGATTGTCAAGGTCTTTTTTACCAATCTGTTTCATAGTCTCTAATCTTCACTGGTGACCATTTAGTACCATACTCATCTACATCATTTGGGTCATTTATTCCGTCATCGATAAATCCGAAAGGTGCCATTTCATTGTCTATTTGTTTTTGTTGTTCTTTCATCATGTTTGCTCTAATATTAACATCGGTCAATTCTTTAAAATACTTTTGATCCATTGCCCACGACATTAATACTATACACATAACCAAGTCATCATTAGACCCGACTTCTGCTTCAAAATGATTTCCTTTAATTATAAATGTTGATAATTCATTAATTATTTCAAAGTCTTCAATTATAATTTTGTCGTTTTCTATAACTTGTTTCATATTAGAACAACCAATCTTCTTAACTGCCTTTGTTGTTCTAACTCCTAACTGTCCTTTAGTACCAGAGAACCCTCCACCCATAATCTGTCCAGCACGACCACGCATGTAACACATTACAATATTATCATATTCTAATTCAAAGTGTAGTGTGTCTGCTACTTGTTGTCCTATATCATTTACCTCTGTAAGAACATATGCGTGATTATATGCTCTTGCAACTTGATTAATTTTATTTGGAAACATTAATGGTTTAATTTCATTGTCTTTAAATACTGCAACAATTTTATATGGTACAGTTGTTACATCAAAACAAATGAAAGCACTAGAGTCATTCTTTGTTCCTCTTGCTACGTCAGCAGTAATAAAGTATGTGTGATCTTTTATTGGTCTTTCATATAAAGATAATCCAGCACTTTTTTCTATGGGTTCTTTGTATGACATTGTTCTAAGTTTAGACGCATTGATAAGAGTATTAGTACTTCCTAAAAATTCACATTCAAACTCTGAAGCGAATTGTTGTTCACTAGTGTTAGCAATAGTTTCTTTTTTCCACTTTTCATCACGACCAGGTATTTCTGTCCAATGCACCTCTATTGGTACGTAAGTATTTCTTTTATGAATTGCATCGTTCCATAACTTATAGAACATATTCATTCCCATTGGTGTAGATACAATAATAACTTTTGTTGATTGACCAGAAGATATTGTAGGATAAACTGAACTAAAGAATTGTTCGGCAACGGTAGATGGTACGAATGCAAACTCATCAAGGAATATAATATTAAATGAACTACCTCGAACTGCTGATGCTGATGTTGAAGCTGCAAGTATCTTACTTCCATTTTCTAATTCAAGAGAACCTTTGTTCCATGATAAAACACCTTGTTGTAACCACTTAGGCAAATTCTCATAACCAAGTTGTAGTCTACCTAATAAGTCTCTTGCAGTTGCAGCTTTATTGGCAAGAATTGCTATATTAACATTGGCATTAAACAATGCATAGTGTAATAGATACGATACCATGATTGTTGACTTACCAGACTGTCGTGGTAGTTTGCAAATTGTAAATCTGTTATTATGAAAAGTACCCAACATATCTTTTTGAAAATTGTACATCTTAAAAGGAATTAATCCTTTATCAAGTGATACAATCTTAATATAGCTTTCCACAAAATATTGTGGATCATCCATACACTTTTGATACTCTTGAAGTTGTTCCTTAGTCCATTCAATTTGCTGATTTGCTTTTTTGAGTAATGGATTACCTAAATAATGTTCGTCTTGTTTGTTCATTTCACAATCCTAGTTGGATTTCTTAAACTGGTTGTACATTTCTTTTTACAATAACTAGGACACTTATCAGTAGATAGGTTGTCGTAAAATGTTTGCCAGGTTTCACTATTAATAATATCTTCTACTTTGTTATGTCTTATATTTAGTTGTTCATTTTGTAATGATTTGTATTCGGGGTCATCAACTTGTTTATCATCTAACCAACAACATGGATACATTTGTCCTGTGGCTGCTAAGTAAGGTGATCTTTCTTGTGGGTCTTTTAAACACTTTGGTACAAATACTTTTTCCTCTTCTTCTTCTTTTACTATTTCAATTGTAGGTTTAAGTCTTTCGTTAACTCTTGATGTATGATGTATTTCAATTTCTATTCCATGATTGTCTGCTAATTTTTTTGCAAAATCAATCTTATCTTCATTATATTGAAATACTAGATATTGCCACACTACTTTAATATTCATATCTCTCGCTTTTAACATTACATCAAACAAATACTCACCGTCTTGATTTTCTCTGTATGCAAAACTTTGATATGGGAGTCCGTCTAAACCAAACTGCCATACTGCATTTGGATTTGATTTAAATGCTTTTTCATACCACGCCATAGGTCTATGTGATGCAGCTGTGTGTAGTTGAACAAACTTATTTTGATCATAACACATCTTTAGA